CCTCTTCGCACTAGGGGCTAAAGGGTGATAAGCGGGGTTGTGTGGGAGGACGTCGGGGTGTGATTCTGTGCCCGGGCGTGTAGGTACGGTAGTGGAGGCGCTCCGCGCTGTACTGGTCCAGTGGCGCTACATTCCATTCCGCGCCCTGGCCTCGCTAAAAGTAAACATGCCTCTCTATCGCCCGCACGTGCGCGTGAGAGGGGGCAAAGGAATGCCCCCTACGTAGTAGGGAGCACCCCATGTTGCGGCTGCTGACGTGGACGGTGGGGCTACTGGTACTTGGTAGGGATGCTGAACTCGCCGTCAAGCTCATCCATCGCATCATCCTCTCGCGCCCCACACATCCAGCACACCTTCGGCCCCGTGCATGGAATCCGCCCGCTGTACCGAAAGCCCAACTCGTGAGTGCATATCTTCTTACGTTCCGCCGGGTCTAGCGCGTTCTTCTTCAGTGCCATCTCGCTCACCTGTCCAATCTCAGGCGGAGCTCGGCATCGGCCGCCGCATCCACCGGGTCAAGGCTCGGGCGCCATCCCGGGCATCGGACATCATGCGCGCCTGGCCTCAGCTCGGCCTGCTCCTCCGCCGGCCTGTCCCGGACCCAGCAGTTGCAACCCTCCCCCTGTAAGGGGGCAGGAGCCTCACACGTGGCGCAAGCAATTACTAGACGCCCCAGCCTCTCCCGTATCTCGTTCCCCTCGCCTACGGGTCTATGGCAGTGATCGCACCTTGGGATCGGCGCCGGGCTGAATGCATCCTTGAGCCTGCGCCGCATTGATCGTGGCGTTGCTCCGATGCCTGTCTCTGGCCTTGCTCGTTCCATCTCCATCATTCTCTCCTCGCTCGCTACAGCCACTCCATAGGAGTGCTGGCCTTGCTTCTCACTAGTAGTATCGACCGTTGCGAGCCATTCTGAAGGGCTTGGAGCGTGAATCTCGGAGGTGGCAAACGCCTATGAGAGTCTTCGATTCAGTCTCGCAGCAGACGGGTTAGCAAGGCGGCCACTCTCAGAGCTTCCCCGCGAGCACGTTGATCATGGCTCCAAAGTTGTCCATAAGCTCAAAGCTCATCCCCTCTTCGGCCAGCCGGGCATGGTAGCTGTCGAGGGTGTAGGCGCGTGCCTCATCATCCTTGGCTGCCAGGTACTCATCCTCATATCCGGCAGCGATTGAGATGGCTTGGGCCATGCGTTGACATTCCGCCTTCACCCAAACGACATCCTTTACGTTTGGGTCGTTGTCGTCTCCTGAGTGGGCACAGTCGAAGCCGTACACCATGCCCCCGTCGTCTTCCTCAGCCCACGTAATGCCTCCATGTACCGGCACGTAGGTTAGGATGCCGCGATATCCTTCCTCGGCGACTGGACGTGCTGGGAAGCGTACGTAACCGCACCAGTGGCCTAGGTCGGCTCTGATTATCGAGAACGTGGCTCCGTCAGCCTGCCATGTCTCGTCGGCTTTGTCTTCGGGGTATGCCATTGTCTTCTCTCCTTCCTCTCGTGTCTTCAGTCTACCATATCCTCGGGGAAAAGTCAACCATTCTGCTTGACAACTTGCTAAGCAATGTGATACAATCCGAGAGTGAATGGCGTTATAGATAGCAGAGGAGGGATTGAGCTATGCAGACCAACACGGCAGGCGTTCTCATTGACGATAGGGCCGTCTGCCTGGATTGTTTCAAGACCACTCCTGATCGGGAGCGGTTATGGAAAGAGAATCGTATCCGGACACTCTCAAGCCTTCAAGGCTGGTCACCCAGGCGCCGGCGGGAGTGTGCTTGCGGGGCCAGGTTCCTAGGGCGTGTCATCTAGAGGTTAGCGAGGGCGCCCGGCAGTAGCTTGTAATGCCACCAGCAAGTCAGCAGCCCCTTAGCAGGCTGATTGCCGGGCGCCCTCATTGACCTTTAGACAGACGGAGAGACCATTGGCCCAGCTAAACATACGACTTGAAATCCACTCTGGCCCTGACGACTGGGGGCGCTATGTCTTCACTCGGCACTGGGACACCGACAGCCCCCCGTATTGCTCCGACTGTGGGAGCAACGTCAGCATCTCCGACGGACTCATTGCCTGCTCTAAGTGCGGCGCAGCCGGTCCCACCATGCACCGGACGCAAGTATTCCGCGCACCGCTACCGCCGGGTGAGTGCGGCAATCATCAAGCCTGAGAGACAGACGGAGAGAATGGAGGAGAGATGGCCACATACGACGGATTTGACACGCGGAAGAAGTTCACCAAGACGGACAAGGAAGAGGCACGGGAACGTCTGGTCGGCATGCTCAAGCCAGGCGACACGGTGCATACCCTCGTAACTCACGTCTCAAGGTCGGGTATGCTCCGGCACGTGCGGCCGGTCGTGATGCGGGACAATGAGGCGGTCAACCTAGGCTATAGCGCCGGCGCCTTCCTCGACTGGTCAGTGACGGACCAGAGCGTGCATGTGGACGGCTGCGGCATGGACATGGGATTTCACCTCGTCTACAGCTTGGCCTCGATCCTCTTCCCGGACGGGTTCGAGTGCATCGGCGAAGGCTCGGAGCGTAGCCAACGGTGCCCATCCAACGACCACTTCAACGGTGACCGCAACTACAAGCCGCACCACCACAACGACGGGGGCTACGCGCTCCCGCAGCGCTGGTTGTAGCATGAAGTGCCGCCTTGACAACTATCAGCTTCCGGCAGTGCCGCCGTGGGATGAGATCATCGCACGGACCAAGCACGACATGGCCGCGCAGAACTTCCTAAGCCGGCACGGCCTATACATGACGATCCAGGCATACCACGGCGGCTACCAGGCGGCGGTCTCTCCGCTCACCTACAGGGATCGCGGCACTGCCCGCAGACCCACCCGCCAGCAGCAGCAATCCTCGGTTGCCTTTCCCGCCCACCACCGGCGGCCAACACCTCGCCAAGTCTTGGCCCGCCTGTCTGACCTGGCCACCAATGGCAGTCGCTTCAACCGGCAGCGGATCCGTGCCTTCTTCACCGCATCTGAGCTGCGAGAGATGGCCGAGATCGTCTAACGAAAGGAGATTGGCATGCAGTACACGGTAGTCGGGGTGTACCCGGACGAATTCAGCGACAGCCGGCCAATCGCCCGAGAGATTGACGTTGGGCCGGCAACCTACGTCGAGTGGGTCGATGCCGCCTCGGTGGAGCAAGCCAAGATCATGGCCCAGGAGATCGATACGGATCGGGCGGAGGCTATCGTCGTGGCGGTCTTCGAGGGCCACCACATAGACCGGCTCTTCAACAAGGGCACAGAAAGGAAGGATTGACATGGATATGTGCCCCGTCTGCGAGATAGCCATCGGCCCCTCGTACACCGCAGCCGAATCCTTTGCCGGCGGCACCTGCTCCCAGGAGTGTGCTCGGGTCAAGGTGCTGGCTGATGCGGCCGAGAGCCTGACCGCTGAGATGCCGGCGCTGGCGATAGCCATCGAGAACCTGCGATTGACGCTAGTGGAGGTGAGGTAGTGCGGATCGAGATCCAGATGGGAAGTGGAGGCGGCGCCGCTATCTACCTCGAACCTAGCCAGGCCATCGACATCGTAGACGACAACGGCGTGGCCGTGATCCGCATCTATCGCACGCTTTGGGGTAGCCGGCAGAACATCGTTGCTCGCACACTCATCGGCGACACCGAGACGATTGAGCGGCGCCTGCCGAGCGCACCGGAGGGGGAGTAATGCCCGACGAGGAGACGCACTGCGCCCACTGCAACGTACGGCTTTGGACGGTCGAGTTCAACGAACCCTACACGGTCGAAGAGTCCCGGCTATACCCGTCCGGCAACCTTGTCAAGCCGGTGCTCTGCGAACCGTGCTGGGCGAAGGCATACAAGGAGCGGTTCGGGGAGGAGCCATTGAAAGTAGGCTACAACCCGACGCACCAAGAGGAAGACTAACGATGCCACTCTTGCTCAAGCAATTCCGTAAGAAGCACCGGCTGTCAAGGGAGCGGCTCGCCGACCTGCTCGGGTACTCGGTGTTCACCCTCGCCCGGAGGGAGCAGGCCGAGAGCCGCGGCGACGAGCTGCCGGAGCGGGAGAAGCTGGCGCTCGAAGCCTTGGAGCGGAAGATGTCGCACCGCCAAGACCTACGGTGACGGCAGATACGACTGCGTGAACGAAACCAGATCACAATCCGAATCTGCTAGACTCAGAGAACAGGGGCTAAGTGTTTATGACAAACTGGAAGAAGCAACGACGCATCCACAAGCGACGCAAGAACCTTCTCAACGCTAGGCTAGCCAGGGGGGCAGCCATCATCGCCTGCATGAGCACTCAGACCATCGACGCCTACTACACGTCCTGGAAGTGGAGCGACGTGACCTGCCAGAACTGCCACACAATGGGCGACTACCTCAAATCGCGCGGGAAGAGGATCGCCTAATGCACACACTACACGTTGACGGAGGCTACCTAGTACACCACAATGGGGACTTCTCTGGCACCGTCGAGATTTTCAGCCCCAGCACGGCAACGATGTACGTACCCTTCCACGTCTTGGCAGCCATAGTAGCGGAAAAGATTCGCGCCGATCGCATCGAGACACTGGAGCAAGCGGACACCGATGACCTCCTCAAGTGACGAGCCCGAGTTGCGTCGTTGTGATGGCTGCTTCACCGACCGCACCTGCTACGAGTACGAGGGGCTCTGGCTGTGCAAGGGACCGCAACGCTGCTGGTCAAAGCGGAGGGTGATGAACAAGAACAAGGACGAGAAGCGAAGGGGGAGACGATGATCGGAGAAGCAGAACTAGCGAGGGTGTTGATGGAGCAGGCTGAGTTGGACGAGACTGCACGCAGTGTAGGCTGGCCGACCATGGAGGAGGACGTGCTCAACACCATGACGGTCAAGGAGAACTTGGAGGCTATCCTGGATACCTTCCCCCTACCTACCTCGGAGTTCGCTCACGTGTGGGATGAGCTCTAAGCTGCACATCTCAGCTGCTGCTCGCCGGCTGCTCCGTGTGCTCGACGACAACGCCGGCGGGGAGCTGACCATTGAGGAGCTGGCCAAGGGGGTGCGGGCATCCAAGACAGCAGTAGGCCACGCCCTACGTGAGCTCGAGGACGTGGGCGCCATCGCCATGTACGAAGCACAAGGAGAGGAGAACTAGAATGAAGAGGATCAAAGTGACGGAGAACTGGGCAGCCGACCGGCATCCCTGCCCGAAGGCCAAGCGCGAGTTCTTCAAGCGGTGGCCGAGAGGGCTCACACTCACCCGGCGCAACCTCTACATGGTGGCGGACGAGTGCCCGATCTCCTGGCTAGTATGGCTTGGAGGCTCGCTTCTCTGCCAGGGTGGAACCAAGAAGGAACTCCTAGAGAAATGGTGGCCAATCGAGCGGTTGGCCTTCACTTCCTACTTCCGCGGCTGGCATGTAAGGTCGTCAGCCAAGAAGCAGGCATTCGCTAAGGCATTCGCGGACCTGCTTGGCCTATGACCATCACCGTCGGCAACGTGTACGCCACAACCGACGGCCCCGAGCAGGGTGCCATCGGCCGGCTGCTGCGCTACCGCAAGCCGGGCTACATCTTCAGCGAGGCGTACCAGAACCGAGAGGAGAGAGCATGACGCAGAGCCCCTTCAACAAGGTCGTGTTCCACCCGGTGGATTCGAGCGAGCGGAACATTCACATCGCCGTTCACCCGTTTCCCTGCGATGACGTGATTCGCCTCATGGAATCACCAGGGGATTACGGGCGCGTCACACAAGAGCCCCTAACCGAATGGAAACGGCGGCTAGCCGATGCGCTCTTTGAGGGCATACCCGGCCTTACGCACCTCTTCTTCACCAACGGCAACATCACGATCCAGCACGCCGGCATATTCTCCCAGGCTGAGATACTCGCAGGCGCAGAGGCCATCGTCCGGCCCGTGCTCGAAGTGCAGTTGGCGCTCAGCCTCATGTGGACGGGGGACACGGAGCCCGCCGACGATGATTACTGGGGCCGGCCCGAATCAGAGTGGTGGGGGCTGTCATGACACCGGCCTGCTCAATCCCAGAGTGCTCCGCCCCTTCACGTAGCCGCGGCTGGTGCTACCCACACTACGCCCGCTGGTGGCGACACGGCGACCCTCTTGCTGGGATCGGAATGCCACCGGGCGCCTCGCTCTTCGCTCGACTTGAAGCACACATCGACAGCTCCGGTGGTCCCAATGCGTGCTGGCCTTGGAGCGGAGCGAACAAAGCGGGAGGCTACGGTCAGATACGTTGGCGGGGAAAGAACGTGCAAGCGACACACCTCGTCTATGAGATGTACTATGGGCACGGGCCAACAGACGAGAAGCCGCTCGTCTGCCACACCTGCGACAATCCGCCTTGCTGTAACCCTCGGCACCTCTTCCTTGGCGACTACCACGACAACAGGAGCGACGCAGTGCGGAAGGGGAGGATCAAAGCGCTGCCGATTAGGATTGGCGAGGATTGCCCGAACGCCAAGCTGACAGAGCAGCAGGTCCGCCAGATGCGCACCGAGTATGCGGCAGGAGGCGTCAGCCAGCCGGGACTAGCGCGCGCCTACGGGATGTCACAAGCGAACATCTCGTCCATCCTCCTCCGCAAGACGTGGAGACATGTCGCATGATCACGGTGGGGAATGTTTGGGCCGTGGTTGATGGGCCAGAGGAGGCCGCTGTCCGTCGGTTGCTCCGGTTCAGGCGGCCGGGCTACATCTTCTCCGAGGCGTATCGCGCGCATAATTGGGACGGATGGACGTCGCTCGTCACCCGCAAGGGCGGCCGCTTCCCCGCCGGGCTAGTACCCTACGTCCTCACCAGGCTGGCGTCAGCGCCCGCAATCCGCGACACCCGTGTAAGGCCAGTGCCGCACGACTCCCTAGCCCCAGCGTCGCTCTCCGTGGCGTTAGCGGCACATCAGGAGGAGGCGGTCAGTGCTGGATACAGGGAGGGGCGGGGGATCATCGACCACTGTGTTGGTGCCGGCAAGAGCTGGGTGCTAGCTGAATTGGTCAGGCGGTGCGGGGTGCCAGCGCTCGTCCTCGTCCACACCAAGGAGCTCTTGAGACAGAACTTCGAGGTGTTGAGGGAGGTGCTGGACATCCCCAACTTCATCGGCTGGATTGGGGACGGGCAGTGGGAGCCGAACTGGATCACGGTGGCCACCTACCAGTCCATCAACGCAGCGATGCGGCACTACCCGAAGGACGTCAAGAGATTCATGGCCCAAGTGCAGAATGTGCTGGTCGATGAGTGTCAGCACTCCTTGGCTCCGACGTACGAGAGCGTGCTGAAGATGACGACCGAAGCGTACTACCGCTTCGGCCTGTCGGCTACGCCCTTCCGATCGGATGATGACGAGACCTTCCTCAAGGTGACGGGATGGACGGGACCCGTACTGTCCCGGGTCGGGCCCAAGCAGGGGGTGGAGGTGGGCCGTCTGGTCCCCGCGGACATCTACATGGTCGACTACGGCGCTCAGGACAACGGCCTGCCTTGGCCTAGGCAGTACGAGGTGGGCCTCGTCGAGCACTACGAGCGCAACCGGATCATCTCTGAGATCGTGGTCGCCGCACCGCGGCCGATTCTTGTGCTGACCGAGCGGCTCGCTCATGGGAAGCAGCTCGAGCAGGAGATCGGCCAGGCGATACTGGATGCGTCACCTAAGAGGTTTGCAACCGTCGGCTACATCAACGGGACGGATACCAGCAAGTTCCGGGCCGACATGCTCAAGCTCTTCACCCTTGGGGGCCGCACGGTCCTCATCTCCAGCATCATCCTCGACGAGGGCGTGAACCTCCCCGACATCAGGACCCTTGTGCTTGCCGGCGGAGGGAAGGCGAAGCATCGGCTGATCCAACGGGTCGGCCGGGGGCAGCGGAAGACAGAAGGCAAGTCGAGCCTGATCGTGTTCGACATGGACGACAAGGGAAAGTACCTCGGGGCCCACGCACGGCGCCGGGCCAAGACGTACGAGCGGGAGCCGGCGTACACGCTGTATCGGATAGGCGCCAAGGAAGTGTTGGAGGTACTACGTGGATAACGAACACAACCGACTAGAGCAGCAGATAACCGGGCGCACTTGGGCAGACTGCAAGGGTTGCGCAGCCGAGGGGCACTCCAAGCGCATCATCGCCACGACGCCTGGACAGGTGTGCCAGGATCATGGGGGTCCGCCGACAAACTGCCGCACCTGCGGGACAGGAGCCAACTGGTGGTCCGGCAACAAATGTCTCAACTGCGGAGGCGACGGCCGGAAGGGGGGCAGCGGGCACCCCGACCATCGGGTCCGGGCGCGGCAACGCATGACGAAGATGTTCGGTCCGAAGCTAGAGGGAGACACCCTCTTGCTCAACGCCGATGAAGAGCAGGGCCGGGAGCAGTACATCACATTCCTTGAGGAGCACCCCGAACACGAAGTCGCCCGATACTGGGGCCCTAAGGTGATTGCCCAACAGCGCAAGGCAGCAGAGAAATCGAGCAGCCCACTCTGGCGCCGTATTTTTGGTGGTGCTACGTGACTGAGCCCTTCCGTGTCGAGTGCCCCCAAGATACCCTTGAGCCGACGATGATCTTCACCCACGAGGGGCGGCGGATCTTCGTGAGCAGTCGCAACCTACGGGACGGCACGACCCTAAAGCGCATCGAGGAAGAGACGAGACAAGCCTCCGCCCTCTACAGGAAGCAGCGGGAGGAGTGCGGCTGCGCCACCTGCCTTGAGGAACTCCAGCCCTAACCCGACAGGTCAATGACCCGGCGCAGCTTGTCTGGTTGACGGGCCAGGCGGGTGAGCACAGTGTCCGGGTTCAGCTCACCGCCCTCCTCGTCCCCATCTGTGGCCAGGAACTCACCCACGCACGCCTTGAGGTGGCCGAAGTGGATGTTGCCGGATGCGTTGACCATCTTGGAGTGGGTGGCGATCACTCCCACAAGATCGGCCAGACCTGCGGCCTCCTTCGGGTGAGGGAACTGAAGGCAGAGGGGACGGAAGGCGTGCTGGATCCACGCGGCTACTCCACGAGCCCTTCCCACATCGAAGCCCGGGATCGTGTTGCCGTTCTCTCTGACGGCAGCGAAGAACTTGGCTGGCGCTGTAATGGGGGACCTGAGCCCATGGGGGAGGTCGGTGTAGAGATCCTGAAGAGAAGAAAGAAAGTCATCATCCTCACGCGCGCCGGAGGAGGATGATTTCTCTTCAGAGAAATTATTCTCCGTAGGTGACGGATCAAGTGACGGTTCGTGTGAAGTCTGGAGTTCGCCCTTTTGTCGGATATTTCCACCTTTTCCTACCCGCTGCTCCTCAGCCCAGGGGAGGTGGTAGCGGGAGGTCATCCCAGCTCCGTTGCCAGGATCAATGACGGTCACCAAGTCCATACTCTCTAGTTCGTGCAGGAGGTTCTGGATGTGCCGGCGGGTGCAGCCTACCTTCTCCGCTAGCCGGGCCTGGCTGGGGTGGGAGCCGTAGCCATCGTCGTTGGCGTGGTCTGCGATCGCCAGGAGGAGCAGCTTCTGTCGAGGCTGAAGCTTGAAGTAGAATGCTCGCCCCATCAGTAGGCCGCTCATCTTTGCACCCTGATTGGCGAGAGCGTATCCGGATCAACCGCGCCTATTGCGACCAGCTCCTCGTATGCATCCTTGAATTCTTGCTCAGAGCATGGGTGGCAGCGTCGCCGCAGGTAGTCTAGGCTTGGTGCTCCGTCGTGGATTACCATTTCGAGTTCACACCAAACCCGAATGGCTGCTGGTCTGGTGGCCTTCCGCACCACCCACATTGGGATGACTGAGAGCGGGCCCGTGTCGCTAGTAACCATTTGCTTTCCTCCTTCTCTGCTTGACGCCGCCCGAGGAGGGTGATATCCTCAAGAGGCAAACCTTCTACTGAGGTCCAGTATCTCACAGCTCACCCCTGAGGGCAACCTTGGGGGTTCGCTGTCTCTCCCAAAACTTTCTTGCGAAAACACTTGACTTTAATGGGCGGACCTGATATGGTAGCGTTGTTCCCCCGGAGCGAGGCGCTCTGAGCCATCAGGCGGTAGCCGCCACTGCCGTCCCGATAGTGCACAGACACTCTTCCGGGGGTTCCCTCTGCGGCGCAAGCGGGATTAGAGACAGACATGGAAACTAAGCTGTATAGGAAGGGCCCGCCTGCGCCATGCCAGTCTGGTGCCGCTTGACCGTATGGCCCCACATGGGGGAAGGTGCTGGATCCGGTTCAAATCCGGGCGTCGCAGGGCTTACCGCGAAAAGACTTGACTTATCACCCGACCATACGGCATACTAGGGCCACGGTCATTGGACATCTCTCCGTCCGGCCGATCTTCGTCCGAGAGAGGCCACCTCTGATATGCGGGTGGCCTTTCTCTTTCCCCTCTTGCGAAAACACTTGACTGTTCGTTGGGCTGTGGTATACTGGGCTTTGCGAGGGTGCCCGGCCGACAGTTAACCACCCCGCCACCAGCACCTGCTCGGCTGGCACCTCGCTAAGTGAGACAGGAGAGGAGAGAGATCCATGAGACTTCATGAACTCCCGGAAAGGCCGCCCCTGAGCCGCTGCATCTGCCGCGGCCCCCTCTACATCTCTATTCCAGCTGGTGGCCACATCCACATCCAGTGCCCGGAGCACGGCGATGTGGTGATTCACGGCGCAGTAGATCGAATTTACCTATGATGTGGACAGAGACAAGTGCCCGTGAGGCGGGCGAGCTAAACCGGCATGGTACTGGATAGAATCCTCACGTCCTTGGCCGTGGGTGCTGCTGGCCTTCCTGGCCGGAGCTCTGCTTGCGGTTGGGCTGGTGCTTGGAGGAGGAGGAGATGATGGAAGTAGTGATTCTCCTCGGGCTGGCCTCGTCCCCAATCTGGGGGTTCGCGCTCTACCACCTCGTAGCTTGGTTATGGCGCGAGCCTGGCCGACGCCGGAAACTCCGCGAGTTGAAGTCTCGGCAAGTCCAACTAGACGCTCTGGGCAGGGAGTTGGATCAGTTCCAGCGAGAACTGGAGGCGGCGGAGCAGAAGACTGGCGCTCCCTCGTCTGCAACCCGCCGTTCACGTGGGGATGTGAGTGGGCGCTCGCCGTGATTGCTTGCGAGAGCGGCGGCAACCCCAACGCCTACAACCCGGCCGGGCCCTACGTTGGGGGCTTCCAAGTGCTCAACGGCCCGACGGACCCTTACCTGAACGCCGTCGAGGCGCACATACAATTCGTAGAATGGGAGAGCGGTATCCGGACTGTCAGCCCTTGGCCGTCATGCCCCTAAGAAGGAGACCAAGATGCAACGACCTACATGGCCCCAACAAATGATCATGCTTGCTGAGTTCTGGTCTCGGCGCTCCACCTGTCTTAGGCGGAGCGTGGGTGCCGTCGTGTACGACCCTGAGACGTATGCCATCCTCGGTAGCGGCTATAACGACACGCCCCGGACGGACGTAAACTGTGGGGACGGAGGCTGCCCTGCCTGCGCTGCGGGTTCGGTGAGGAACCGCACCGACTGCAATTGCATCCACGCCGAATTGAATGCCATCCTCCTATCCCGAGCCGACATTCGGCGTGCTCACCTCGCCGTCTACCAGGAGAAGGAGGGGGAGATCGTGACGGATCCTCCCTGTCTGCGTTGCCGGGGGGCACGCATCCAAGCCGGCATCGCAAAGGTGCTGATTGGGGACGGCGACCACTTCGAGTATACGGGTCCGTAGGAACTGATGGCCACACAGAAGCAGCTCGACCTTGTCCGTAAGCTCCTCGCCTTGGGTGAAAGTCCTTTCCTGCCGGAGGCGAAGGAGGCGCAGAAGAAGGCCGCGGAGCTGATTATTAAGTACGATGTCCGTCCACACGATCTGGTGGAGGTGCCACCTCCACCGCAGCGTCGCTGTCCCGGCTGCTCGAACTGCCAGCCTAGAGGCGGCGTCATAATCCGTATGTATGCTTGGTGGTCAGTCGATTCCGGCACTACAACAACGGGTGCGAGCAACGGCTAATGCAGAAGACGATCGCAATTGACTTCGACGGCGTGCTCCACGCCTACCGCCGGGGATGGCGGGACGGCAGTATCTACGACGTGGCTGTCGACGGCTCTGTCGAGGCGGTCACCAAGCTCCAAGATGCTGGCTACCACATCGTCGTGTTCAGCACCCGGGCCGACACCCCGGCTGGCCAAGCCAGCATCTCCAACTGGCTGCGCGAGCAAGGCTTCAGGGCGGGAGAGATACTCGTCACCGACCGCAAGGTGCCAGCCATCGCCTACATCGACGACCGCGGCGTCCGGTTCACCAACTGGCCCGACATCGTTAAGCTGTGGACCTGATGCGCGGCTGTCACGCCTGCTCGATGCTCTACTGCGTCTTCTGCTCTCGGCTGAAGACGGAGCACGGGTACAAGATGAGCGCCCACCACTGCCAGAAGCACTGCCGCCACAAGAGCAAGCGCTCCGTACTGTCGGTTGTCCGAGGGTTTGACATCCGATCCCAGAAAGGGCTGGCTGTCAAGTGATCCTCGTCGACAAGGGCTCCCGGATCCACATCACCGTGCTCTCAACAGATGTCGCCGTCGAAGTGAAGGTACGTGGGGACCTCGAGGTCTTCATGGACTGGTGGAAGGAGATCGCCAAAGGCCGGGGCGCATCCCTCTCTATCGACGGAGCCGACTGGCGCCTGGCCCGGCTGATGCTGAAGACTCATGGGCTTGACCACCTAAGGGAACTTGCCTCCGTTTTCTGGTCACAGCATGCGGATCCGCTAGTGACTGGACAGTACAACCGTCACATGATATTATTTCGATCCAAGCTAGGTGAGACGGAGAAGGACCTGAGCATGCGGGCGTGAGTGTTCGGGGCCTAAGGAGAGAAAGTGCGGCCACGGCTTCTTGACCTCTTTTGTGGCGCTGGTGGGGCTGCGATGGGCTACCACCAAGCAGGCTTCGACATCGTCGGTGTCGACAACAAGCCTCAACCCAACTACCCCTTCGAGTTCGTTCTAGCCGATGCAATGGATCACCCGTTGGAAGGCTTCGACGTCATCCATGCTAGCCCGCCGTGCCAGAAGTATTCGGCGGCGACGCGCCACCTGGCAAACATGAGTCCGCGCCTTATCGAGCCGCTACGCACACGGTTCCGGGCCACGGGGCTACCCTACGTCATCGAGAATGTTCCGGGAGCCCCGCTGATCGGGCCGATCACCGTCTGCGGGCTCTCGTTGGGGCTTAATGTCAAGCGGCACAGGTTGTTTGAAAGCCTGCTCCCCTTGACTGCGCCTCTATGCCCTCCAGGCCACCCTGGGGACTGGTATGTCATCTTCGGACACGAGGTTCGCAGCCGGTGCCACGGACACGCTGCTGGACGGAAGAACAAGCTAGCCGAGGGCCGGAAGGCAATGGGAATCGAGTGGATGACGCGCGGTGAGCTGAGCGAGGCGATCCCGCCCGCCTACACCGAGCACATCGGCCGCCAACTCATCAAGCAACTTTGAGCGATGGAGTCGGACACTCTATTCTACACCTGTTGGCTGCTGCTGAACGACAAGCAGTTCATCCACGACCATTGCCACCACCTCACCCCCGACATTTTTCCCAAAGGGCCCCTCCAAGGGCTCACCGCCATCGCCATCGACCAGGAGCAGCGCTTCCGCCGCACCACGACGGTGAACGTCTTAGGTGTCGCCCTCTCCAACGGCTTCCGGGCCGAGCAGTACGGCACCTCCGCCGAGGAGATGCTGAGAATCTATCAGCAGCTCGATGCCTTCGCCGTCGATGAGGAGGCGCGGCCGCGGGCCGTCCAAGACTGCCTCTCATGGATCACCCAACGGATGCTAGGCATGACCCTTGACGCCGGCCTCACCTCTCTCGAGCGAGGCGATGCTAAGGGCGCTAAGGAAGCGCTCGACGATGCCCGTAAGCTGGGACGTACCGAGGAGCCGCCGCTCCGGCTGTCCGAGCACTACGCCGATGCGATGAAGCCGCTCGAGGACAACGCCGTCCCGTGCGGGCTACCCTTCGTCGACCGCTGCTGGCGGGGAGGTGTACGTCCGGGCGAACTGGCCGTCCTCCTTGCATCCACCAACCTGGGCAAGACTCAAGCCTTGTGTTTCTTCGCCGGCGTGGCCTACCGGGCCAACCTTCAGGTTCTCTACTACACCTTCGAGCTCAACCCCAAGGAGATCCTCCGGCGCATCACGTCGGGCCTGCTTGGCCGGCCATCAGGAAGCATCGACATCGAAGAGACTGGCCAGCTCTTGGCTCAAATCAGGCTCAATCGTGGCATCACGGAGGCCGACATCGAGATACGGACGGGCAGCCTCAAGGTGAGCGACGTTGTGCTCGACCTAGAGGAGATGGAGCAGGACGGCCGCAAGCCGGACGTCGTGCTGCTCGATTCAGCGGACGACCTCGGCTCCCGGCAGGCGTATCAGAGCCTCTACATGCAGCACGGTGAGATCTACTCCGACCTCCGCCAGGTAGCGCTGAGTCAACGGGTGGCCATCTGGACCAGCACGCAGGCTACCCGGGAAGCGATCGACAAGGCGAAGATATCCCTCAAGCACATCGGGGACAGCTACTGGAAAGCCCGGCGGGCCCACTTCGTCCTTGGTCTTAGCCAGAGCGAGAGCGACCGGGACGATCCCTTCGGCGCCGCTATGACCATGCGGGTGCTCAAGGACTCACAGCACGGGTCGCCCGGTAAGTGGAGGCTAGTACGGCCGAAGTTCGGGCCAGGTTTTGAGGGGCGTGGGTACCCCGGCTTCGAGGAGGTGGAGGGGCAGGGTGGTTAGCTTCCTCGACGTCCTCTCCTCTCACCACCTGAACCCCAAGCTCGCCTCCGGCGGCAGCGAGATCGTCATCAAGTGCAACCTCTGCGACGACCACGCGCCACGGCTGTACGTCAACGCCACGACGGGCATGTGGATCTGCCACCTCTGCAAGGAAACGGGGAACGACTACACGCTGCTCCGGGAGGTGCTTGGGCTCGACCACTTCATGGCGATGCGGTTGCGTGCTCGGCTCGACGGCGGGCAGGCCAGCATCAGCACACCTACCCCGGCCTACACCCGGCAGCAGCGGGGCCCCTCCCTTGAGGAAGGGGGTACCGCCCCAAAGGAGGGCATCGACCTCCCCGACGAGTATCATCCGCTCATCCATCCGACTTCAGCAGGTGAGGGCATCTTCTGGCGCTACCTTGACAGCCGGGGTGTGACAGCAGAGGATGTCAAGACGTACGAGATCGGCTGGTGCCTACGTGGCGACCATGCTTACCGGGTCATCATCCCCGTCTACGCCAATGGCATTCTCTGGACGTTCGTTGCCCGCTCCGTAGCTGGGGCCGAACCGAAGGTCCTACACCCGGAGGGAGCCAAGCCTCTCCGTGCGCTGTTCGGTCTCGATCAGTTCCAAGGCGGCAACAAGGTCATCGTGGTCGAGGGTGCCTTCGATGCTCTCCGGCTACGCGGCAGAGCAGTCGCCACGCTCGGCACCAACTTCTCCATTCAGCAGCGTCAGCTTCTACACGAGCGGGGCATCACCGACATCATCCTGCTCTGGGATGGGGACGAGGTCGGCCGCCATGCCGCAGCTCTTGTGGCAGGCCAGCTAATCTCGACGGGCTTCACAGTCGCCATTGCTCTCCTCCCTGAAGGGAGGGATCCGGCAAGCGCTGCGACGGATGAGATCGACTACGCCATACAAGCTGCGACCCTCCCCACCTTCCTCTCGCAGAAACTTCTTGCGAAAACACTTGACTTTTTAACGCCGGTCCTGTAACATACTCTCAGAGGCAAGGAACCGCTCGAAAGGATTCTCCCCGACAGCGAGCCTTCAGAGGAAGCGAAGGGAGTGGTGGAGGTTACTGGACTCCCCCGCCCCACCACTCCCTTCAACGACAGCATCAACAGCATCAACAGCAGCAACGGTAACGACAGCAACGAAAGGAACAAGGATGGACAGCAACGTAGGCCAAACGGACATCGCTGCCTCCCGTGAAGCCCGGGAGAAGATGGACGAAACGCTTTGGTGGAAGCCGAAGTCTGGCGAGGGCAAGAATTGGGGCGAGAACTTCATCCGCGCCCTCCCGCCCCACGTTAACATGGAAGGCAAGTTCTACTTCGGCGTACCCCTTCACTTCGATGTCGGACCCGCGAAGGCCGTTGTTCCTTGTCCGCGGAAAGCCTTCGGAGAACTCTGCCCCATCTGCGTTAAAGGTTTCGATCTTATGAACTCCGGCAAGGAGGAGCTGGGGAAGGATATGCTGCCGAGCTGGCAAGCCTACATAAACGTCGTGGTGCTCGATGCGAACGGTCAGCCTGAAGGAACGGAGCCAAAGGTCCGGGTCTACGGCGCCAACCGTCAGGTTCTTGACGAAATCCTCGACATCATGGAGCAGAAGTTCGGCGATATCACCAACCTAGAGACTGGGCACAACATCATCATCCGCAAGCGGGGCTCGGGCCGGAAGGGCACCAAGTATCAGGTGGCCGCCGCTGATGAGCCAAGCGCTTTCGACCATCCTGAACTCGTCGCAAGCCTCCACGACCTAACTAAGATCTCACCCTACCGCTCCGCCGACGTACTCGCCGGCCTGTTGGAGGGAGAGGCGCGCAAGGATCCCTTTGATGCTGTCGAAGCGCCGGCTGAGAAGCCTGCCGCCATCACCGGCCCCGTTGCCCAGCCGGGTGACATGACGTTCGCTCCACCGCCGGATGATGCGGCGGCCGAAGAGCAAGGCACTCCAACCGAGCCAGATCCTGCTGCCAAGCCTGCCACCCAAGAGGAAGCTCAAGAAGCCCTTCGGCAGAGACTCAACGAAGGCAAGTCCTAGAGCCCAATGGCTGCGACTAACGAGGCGGCTGCCTTCGTCGGCCGTCTTCAGAAGAAGAGTGCTGACTTCGATGTCCGGCTCGCTGACAACGAGCTTGACAGCGACGTCCAGGACTACCTGAGTACACAGGCCGCCAACCTCAACCTAGCGATCGGCCGGCCGGGCATCCCGCAAGGCCGCCTGACCACCATCATCGGCAAGGAGGCGGGAGGCAAGAGCACCCTCGCCGTCCACCTGATCGCCGAGACTCAACGCCGGGATGGAATTGCCGTGCTGATAGATGCCGAGCGGACGTACACGAAGGAGCGAGCTGAACGTATGGGTGTCGACCACAGCAAGCTCGTGTATACCGAGGGTGCCACGGTAGAGGGGACCTTCAAGTTCATCGACGCTATGGTCGACGATGTCCGGAAAGAAAATCCCGGTAAGCTGGTGACCATCGTCTGGGATACTGTGTCGGGGAGTCCTACGGAAGCGGAGCTTGAAGGTGAGTACCATCCCGGCGGCCATGCCCGGGCGGTCAGCACGTGGATGAGGATCCTCCACCCGAAGGTAGCCAAGCACCGCCTCACCCTTGTCATCGTCAATCAGCTCAGGTCCCGGATTAACTTCGGTGGTGGGTTCATGAGCCGCGGGCGTGGGGACACGATGATCGCCGAGAAGGCGTTGCGCTACTGGTCCTCCCTCATCCTCCACTGTGCCCAAGCAAACAAGATCCCCTCGAGCAACGAGCCCACCGGGATCATGAGCAGCGTGTACGTCGACAAGAACAAAGTCGCGCGTCCTTTCCGCACAGCCTTGGTGCCCATCGACTTCAACTACGGCATCGACCAGGTGGCCTGCAAGCTGGACGCTGCGAAGACGGCGGGGCTCGTGGAGGTGAAGGGGGCGTGGACCTACTACGGCGAGGGGAAGTTCCAATCAACAACGTGGCCGAAGTTCCTGGCCGAGCACCCCGACCTCGAAGAGAAGATCCTGGCGGCGCCTGAGAGTTGGCAGATTGAATTGGAGAAAGCGGATGCCGATCACGCAGACTAGCTGCCTTATCGTCCAGTGTGAGTGTGGGCTTGACTTTGAGCACTCGGATCATGTGCCGCATTACCGCTCTGAAGGCGAAGCCAGGGAAGACGTAGAGTGCTACGGCTGGGAGGTCTGGCAGGGGCATTGGTGGGAAGAGGACTGCGCTCCTCTCTGCGCCTGCGGCCATCCCATTGCTTCGGCCCACGATCACGGTGATGGGCCTTGTGAGGAGGACGACTGCGACTGTCAGGGGTTCCAGCTTGCGGAGGGGTACGCCGATGCTCACACACCTACGGGTTGACAACTACCAGGCCATCCAGTCCGCTGAGCTGGACCTGGCCCCCGTCACGCTCATTGTGGGCCACAACATGGCCGGCAAGTCCGCCATCCTCCGTGCCCTCCACGCCCTCTGCTTCAACCGCACGGGGGACGGCTTCATCCGGGAGGGCGAGGATGGAGCCTCAGTATTCCTCCGCGCACAGGGGGGCCGCCCAGACGGCACCGATAGCTACCAGGTGACGTGGACCAAGAAGCGGGGGAAGAGCGCAGACTACGAGACGCTTTGTTGGGGAGGAGAGAACTCCTACACCAAGACCGGCTCTGCTGTCCCCGACGCGATTGTTGAGACCCTCAAAATCCGCCGCATCGAGGTGGACCCCACCTTCTCGATCGCGCCGCAGTTCAAGATGCAGCACGACACGCTGCTGATTCAGGAGTCGGGCTCCCGGCTCGCCCGCATCCTTGGCTCCCTGACCAAGCTGGACGTGGTGGTCAAGGCGCAGATGAGCTGCCGTAAGGACAGGGACCGCGCGAAGAAGGACAAGGAAGCCGCCGAAGAAGAAGCCCTCCGGCTCGGCGAGCAGGTAGCCGAGCTCGATTGGGTCCCGGACGCCCGTGCAAAGATAGACAGCATCAACGAGACCCTGGCCCTGGCCGCCCAAGCCGCCGAGAAGTACGAGAAGGTGCGGCGTCTGATAGGCGAACGACAGCGTTTGCAGGCTATTGTGGCGCGTAGGGATAGCGTTCTGCAAGCAACCCTCAAGCTCATTGAGGCAGATACTGCACTGGGGTTCCTTAGGCGCGCACAGGAGCCCGCGCATCGGTATCCTCGCCTAGTCGCTGCCGCCGGCCGGACGCAGGCAATCCAGATCGCAAAGACGAATCTCCGTGGTGCCGGTGAGCAGCTACGAGAGCTGTCCGAGCGGAAGGAGGGGCTGATCCTCTCTCAGAGACGCCGCACTGATTGGGGGATTGCATGTGAACGCCTTGCCGACAACCTGACCGCGCTGGAAAATCAGCAGGCGGAGGTGAACACCGTCGAAATGCTCTACAAGACCGCCTGTGACGAAGCAGAGTTGTGCGATCATTGCCCGCTTCGGGAAGGAGTGTAGTTATGGGAGGCACATACGACGAGGAAGAACGCCACAACCTTGACGAGCTAACGCCACCAGATTCATCGGGAGAAGGCATGGGAGAACAAATGGCCGAACGCCTGCGGCTGGCAGACACGGAGGCAGTCCCCCTTCAGCAAGATCCGAAGGACAGGGCCCTTAGCGATGCGCGCGCAACAGTGGAGACCGCCATCACGGACGCTTTTGCGAAGACTGCTGACGTCACTGGCCTTCGATCGGGTCCGGGGACGGATCAGCTTCGAGACGCTCTCATTGCAAATCTCTTCGACTCGCCCTACCGCTGGGCAGTGGGCCGATACTTCAAAGAGACGGAGACAACTGCCCCATGAGTTCAAAGATCCTACTCGCCCACTGCCTCCACGCTGCCGACCGGCCTCCGCTCGGCCGCATCGACGGCTATCGGGATCAGATCCTCGGCAAGCTCGTCGAGATTGGAGAGATCGCCAAGCAGACCAACGCCGACGTCGCCATCTTTGCCGGCGATCTCTTCCACTCGAAGCGGCCCAACTTCGCCTCCCACTACCTTAGGACCGCCATCCAAGAAATCCTACGAACCTACCCGTGCGACGTCTGGCTGCTGCTGGGGAATCACGACCTTGGAGCGGCGACGGATCAGCAGGGGCTCCTCCGCCAACCAATTGCCGGGCTTGAAGGTGGCAACGTCTACATCGCTGCGGGAGACCGAGTCATACAGGTCCCGGACGCCATCATCTTCTTCCGTCCGTACGACGCTGCACGTGACACCGACCCTGGCTACTACAAGCTAACTCCGCAGGAGCTGATGGTGGCAGAGAAGGCACCCTACGTCATCGTCGTGGGGCATGGTTCAGTGATCCCACCGGGGGAGGACCGCCCATATCCTCACGTCAAGTTCGAGGACATCGACACGACAGGGATCGGCGTCTACTACTTCGGCCACCTTCATGAGTACCTCGGTGTCCATATCGTCGGTGCCATATGGTTCGCCGGCATGGGGTGTATCGGCCGGACGTCTCGGACAGAGGCCAACATGACCCACGAGCCGCGGGTAGTCGTCATTGAGAAGGATGGGGACCTGCCGACACAGTTCCACGAACGCAAGCTACAGGTGCTCCCGGCCTCGGAGGTCTTCATCGAGCAGATCCGTACGGAAGAGGGAGTCTCAGATGAGATTGTGGACTTCGCCGACAGCTTGGCTAAGGGGCTCTCGCTCGAGCAGATGCCACTCGACGCCTTGTCGGAGGGGCGGGGAGACATCGACCCGGATGTGAAGGCGAAGGTGAAGCACTACCTAGAAAGCGCAGGATTGTAATGGCTACTCTGTATCTGAAAGAAGCTCCCCCGTGGAGCGGGCATGGGAACCATTCTCGCCTGAGCGGCGAAGTTATTGGTTGGGCCGAGCAGGGGAGTGTTCTCATTTTCCAATGCACCATGTTCGCACATCCTCTCAGGCTCAGTATCCCCGCCCACAACATTCTGGCAGTTGAGGAGGAACCCGATGGCCGACCGACAGGAGATTGAACAGCTACGCACCCGTTACCAGCGGGCCCAGCAGGACCTCGCCGTCGCCGAGAAGGAAGTAAGCACCGCCCAGACGAGCCTGACCTCGGTCGAGGAGGAATTGAAGGGCCTTGGCTTCGACCCGGCCGGCGACCTCGACGCCCAACTAGCCGCCAAGGAAGGAGAATTGGATGGAATCCTTGCCAATGTCGAGCAGCTACTCAGCGGCAGCGAGACTCAGCTTGCTCCAGAACCGCGGAGCTAACGCTGACCGCACCATCACCGGCGCCGAAGGCCAACTCAACCTCCTCCGGTCGCAAGGAGCAGAGATTGCCAATCGTCGTACAGCCGCGGAAAGCCTACAGGTGACGCTCACAGCCGCCCTAGCCGTCCTTCAGGAGCTTGAAGGGGCATGGAGGCGATCCTTCGAGTCCCGGCTCTCTAGCGTCGTCTCAGACGGATTGACGGCTATCTTCGGGGAGGAGATCAAGCTCGAGGTGAAGAGCACCGTCAAGAGGGATGCCACCTCGATGCAGCTCGTGCTCACCCAAGGCGGCATCGAGATAGACGACATCGTAGGGGGGACAGGCGGCAGCCTCGTGAGCGTACTGGACGTGCTGCTCAAGATCCTCCTGCTGGTGTCGGCGCCGGACCTGCGGCGAGTGCTGGTGCTGGATGAAAGTTTCAGAATGGTCGAGGCCAGGCACCTGCCGGCATTGGGGCAGTTGCTTCGGGAGCTGTCCGACAGGCTTTCCATGCAATTCATTTTGGTTTCTCATGAGACCGAGCTACTGGACGCCGCGGACATCGTGTACGAAGTGGCCAACGGAGGTGTGAAGTGCATCAAGAGCCAGCACGAAGAACGCCAGTAACCGCGCTCAACGACCTCGCCGCAGAGATTCACCAGACTGCCAAGGACAAGGGCTGGTGGGAGGAGGACCGCAACTTTGGGGAGATGATCGCCCTCGTCCACAGTGAGCTGTCCGAGGCACTGGAAGCGTGGCGGGAGGACCAATCCCCTGTCTGGTTTAGGGATACCAGCAAGAAGCCGGAGGGGCCAGCAGTGGAATTGATTGATGGCCTCATCCGCATCCTCGATCTCCTCGAACACATGCGAGAATCTGGTTCGCGGTGTTTCTCTATCGAGGAGACCCTGCGGGCCAAGATGGACTACAACAAGACGCGGCCTCACCGACACGGAGGGCTGAAGGCATGACCCCCGCCCGAGCTGACCGTCGACGAGCAGAACGGGAAGGGCGTAAGCTAACGACGCCCGACCCGCTCATCCAGCCGGCGCCTCCGCTGCCTCCGGTGAACGCCGTCATCTCCATCCCGGCATACCGCTCGGTCGAGATGGCGCTGGTTGGAATTCTACTTCAGATCGAGCAGCGTAGCTGTACTACAGGCCCCATCTACGAGTTCCTGCTCAAGTGGAATGATTCGCTCATCACCCGGGCCCGCAGCAAGATCGCCTCCTCCTTCCTGACAGACCGGCCGAACTCGGACATCCTCGTCATGATCGACACGGACATGACCTTCAACCTCCCCGCGCTCGATGCGCTCGTTGCGCTCGCCCGGGAGAAGAAGGGGATCGCCGCTGCCCCTGTCGCTATCCGGTCGGCGGCTACATGGGCCAACGTACGCTGCCTGCCCGACACACCCATCGACTTCGGCCCCGACACCGAGCCCCAAGAGGTGCGCTACATCGGTGCCGCCTTCATGGCCATCCACCGGAGCGTCTTCGAGAAGCTGCGAGAGGGGCTAAAGAACGTCGGCTTCGACGACCCTTGGTGGAAGTTCTTCCCTGAGATCGACGTGGACTATAAGGGCCGGGGCCCGGAGGGTTTGTCGGAGGACTACACCTTCTGCCATCTTGCGCGCGAGGCTGGCTTCGGTGTGTGGTGCCTGACCAACCATCAGGTGGGCCACATGGGCCTATATGAGTTCAAGATTTCGCCGACGAAGGGGTACATGTTTGACTAAGCGGGTGATCATCTTCATTGACGAGGTGGACTTACCACCGCGTAGGTTCTTCGGCAAGCCGTACAGACCGTCGTCGGCCTCATGGATTCCATGGGTGGCGATTGAGCAAATCCCACAAGGGATGGCGTTGGAAATAACGCCCTGGATTGGCGACCGGAAACCCCGCGATGTTAGCGCGACTCTACTGAGCCCATCCGGCCGACTTGCGAAGCATTACCCATGGCTGCGTGTCGTGCTCCGCTCCCCGGCAGTCTTTATCTGGTATCCCTCCAAGCGGGCCCAGGAAGCACTGGGACAGAAGTGACTAGCTCCATAGATGTTCTCATACCCTCCCGCCAGCGCGCATCCCTGCTCGACCGTGCCGTCCAATCCTTGTGGGAGAATGCCACAGATAAGGAGCGGGTGAAGTATCTTGTCGCCGTCGACCAGAACGATCCCGAGCTCTCCACCTATCAGCAACTGAATTGCAGCGAACTCATCTTTGCACGCCGCCTTGGTTATGAGTTCCTGCACTCCTACTACAATGGGCTGGCTGCTTGGCCTCTATATTCAGGAGACTGGATGCTCCTATGGAACGACGACGCCATGATGCTTACGGAGGGATGGGACGACATCATCGCCGCGGAGGACCACACCGTCCCGAACGTGCTGAACTTCACGGGCGAGCTCAACCTGTTCCCCGCCGTGAGCCGGCCCTTCTACGACGTGCTCGGGCACCTGAGCTTGCAGTGCCACACCGACACCTGGATCCAGGAGGTGGCTCGCGCAGCAAGGATCGAGAAGCCGCTCATGGGGAAGATTCAGATCGACCACGTCCGGGAGCGGATCGACGACGAGACCAAGCGCGCGACCCAAAGGCTGTACGAAGTCACCTCGCCGGCATTCATGTCGGATGAGATGAAGCGTTTGAGGACAGAAGACGTGAAGAAGATTCAGGGGGCGATGAATTGTATAGAAAACAAAGAGATCCAGCAGGAAATTGAAGACGGTGTAGCAGAAGCGAAGGCGTGGGTTCATAGAGATATAGGAGAGGCCACATGAAAATCGGATTCATTGGACTCGGCAAGCTTGGGCTTCCGATCGCGCTCGCCATCGACGCGGCCGGGCACGCGGTCACGGGCTACGACGTCAGCGACAAGCCAGTAGAGCAGCTTCTTGCACGTAAGCTACTCCACTACGAGAAGGGGGCGGACGAACTGCTTCAAAACCACAGCATCCAGATGGCCATCAAGCTCGAGAACGTCGTGCTCGACAAGGACATCGTGTTCGTGTGCGTCCAAACCCCTCATGCTCCCGAGCCAGACGGCAGCACGCCGGTCCCCAACGAGCGTCGGGACTTCGAGTACGGCTTCCTAGCACAGGTGCTCAAGGACATCGGGCGGGCTCCTCGCGGCGATAATCGCGTACCAATCGTCGCCGTTATCTCAACGGTTTTACCCGGAACACTGGAGCGCCTTCAGCACCTCATCCCAGACTACCAACTCGTCTACAACCCTTCCTTCTGTGCAATGGGGACGGTCATCCCAGATTACCAGAATCCTGAGTTCGTTCTCCTCGGCACAGAAGACACGGCCCGAGCACGCGATCTATGGCTCGGAGGTAAGCTAGCAGCCTTCCACGGCCACCAGACGAACGTCATCCTCATGTCCATCCCCTCCGCCGAGCTGACGAAGGTGGCGTACAACACGTTCATCGGGATGAAGATCGTCTTCGCCAACACGATGATGGAGATCTGCCACCACACCGGCGCCGACGTGGACGACGTCACGAACGCCTTAGGTCAGGCAACAGATCGGCTCATGTCTCCTCGGTACATGTCCGGCGGGATGGGAGACGGCGGCCCCTGCCACCCGCGGGACAACATCGCCATGTCCTGGTTAGCGGAGCATCTGAACCTAAGCAGCGATCTCTTCGGGGGGATCATGCGTATCCGGGACCATCAGACGGAGTTCCTTGCCCGCTTGGTTCAGCACTACCACGAGATCACTGGGAAAGAGGTGGTGATCCTCGGCAGGGCCTACAAGCCCGAGTCCGCACTCACGGACGGGTCGCCAGCAACGTTGCTCGCCCACCACCTCAATGAGCTTGGCGTGGATCTTTGGGGCCACTGGGATCCCTTCGCCAAGGATACGTCGTTCCTGCACGACAAACGCCCGGCCATCTTCGTCATCGCCACCAAGCACGCGCAGTTCGCCGAGCAGGAGTTCCCGGCCGGCAGCGTCGTGCTAGATCCGTTCGGCTACATCCCGGACCGGGAAGGCGTGACGGTCGTCCGGATAGGGAGAAAGTCATGAAGGTCTTCTTCGTTAGCGCCGGTGAGGTCACTACCTACGAGATCATTGCCGCTGATCTCCACGTACCTGACACGGGCCTTCTAGTCGGCCTAGTTGCAGCGCCAACCAGAAACCGAGCCACCTACCTCTTCTGGAAAGAGCACGAGCGGGACATCGGCGATCTTATAGAGCAGCGCTGGCAAACGAAGTTCATCACAGATGCCGACCGGGAAGAGGGAATCCTTAGCGACACCGACGATCTGTGGGCACTGCCCAACCTGCCTCAACCCGGAGAAGTCCGAGCGTAGGAGGAGGGAATCATGGATTTCGTTTTGGGCGTAGACCCGGGGCTGTCGGGGGCGCTTGCCCGTATCGGCTACGTCGACGCCGTCTGTTCAGGCCCAGGGTACAAGACATGGGATGCTCCTACAGCCAAAGACGGCAAGCACACCGTTCTCCTCCCTGTCGAGATGAGACGAATCCTTGAGGAAGCCATCGGCGGCTACCCCGCGTCAGCGACTATCGTCTTCATCGAGAAGGTCCACGCCTTCCCCAAGCAGGGGCGAAGTGGGATCTTCAACTTCGGAGACGGCTACGGGATGTGGAAAGGAATCTGTGTGGGCCTTGGCCTCCCCTACGAACTGGTCACGCCGCAGCGGTGGCAGAAGGAGATGCTCGCCGGCATGCAGGGCGGGAAGGACGCCTCCTGCATCCGGGCCCAAGAGCTGTTCCCGGAGGCCGACCTGAAGAAGGGGCCACGAAGCAAGAAGCTGCACGACGGCCGGGCCGATTCTTTGCTTATTGCGGAGTACGGCAGGAGGACTTATGGCTCTAGTTAAACAGGAAACCTTCTATGTCACCTGTGACGAATGCGGGGAGAAGTTCGAGCACGACTTCCTACCCTACTACTTGACGGAAGATGAGGCCAAGAAGGACGTGGAAGAATACGGCTGGCTCCTGTGGCGAGGGTACTGGTGGTCAGCAGATTGCGTCCCTTGCTGCATCTGCGACGATCTGTTGAGAGAACATGGCCCCAACGGAGGGGAGCCATGCGAAGTAGATGAATGCGGCTGCAATGAGTTCCAGCCGGAGGAGAACGACAATGGCCGGACCTAGGATATACTGCACATCCCGCCAAGACGTTCACGCCTGCGCGATCCCTTGGGACTACGCTGCTCACCCCGGCGATGGCACAGATCACGAGTGCGACTGTGGCTTCGGCTGGATTGACCGGAGGTATCAGAAGTCGCAGAAGCCACAGCTAGCCTACCTCATTGGGGAGGATTCCTGGTCGTTCTCGATAAGCCTCGACCGCGAACGGGAAGTCGGTCCCGTGTTCAGGCTTTGGTTCGGCCGCCGAGGCATCCATCTACCCCTGAGATGGAGACCATGGGGGAAAGTCTGATGCCCCCAAGTAAGACGTGTGAACTCTGCCCCGCTCTCAAGTCCGCCCGCACTCAGATCGTCTTCGGCCGGAGCGTCGGCGACAAGCCGACCTACGCCTTCATAGGCCAGAACCCAGGAAAAGAAGAAGATGACTCCGGCCGCCCCTTCGTTGGCCAATCCGGCCAGGTCCTAGCGGCTCTACTCAAGGGCGCCGATATCTCTCTTCAGGATGTGTACCTCGACAACGCCGTAAAGTGCCTAAGCCCAGGGAACAGGAAGCCCAAGACGCCCGAGATCACCGCATGCCACAACTTCCTTCTCGAAGACCTAAAGGCGATCGACCCACAGGTCATCATCACCATGGGCGGGCCCGCTGCCGAGAGCCTGTACGGCAAGACTTCCCTGGACGATGTGATCGGCCGGGTCTACATGCACCCCGTCCTGAACAAACCGGTCGTCCCCACCTACCATCCGGCCTTCTTGCTCCGTGGCCAGTGGTCCGCCGTGCCGCTCGTGCTGGCCCACCTGGAGACGGCCAAGCGGGTGGTAGCGGGCACGCAACAGGTGGAAGAGATGGGCGAGTACCACACCATCACGACCCTGGATCAGCTGCGAGCGTTGCGCGACTACCTCCTGTCGTGCGACATGATCCATATCGATTCGGAGACTACCGGGCTGAACTGGATGACGGACGAGATCATGTGCCTCTCCTTCGCCGGGAAGCCGGGAGAGGGCTACACCGTGCCGATCCTCCAGCGCGGGCTGCCTACGGAGAAGGGTTTCACAGATCCAGTACACTTCTGGGACGTCGAAGAGGAACGCGACGTCAATCGGTTCCTCGCTGAAATCCTCTGGTCCAATGTCCCTAAGGCTCTTCAGAACGGATCATTTGACATCCGATTCTTTGAGCGGGGAGGAGGAGACCGCCACGTCACTGCGCTAACGGCATTCGACTGGCATCTCCTAAATCTCCGCCAAGATACTCTGCTCCTTAGCCGCACCATCAACGAGAACCTGCCCTCCAAGCTGGCACCGCACGAGCAGTCGGCTCTGCTTGGGCGGCACACGGGGATGCCGGCCTATGGGGACGAGCTCAAGAAGGCATCCGCCAACAAGACCAAGATGGCAGAGGCCGACGATGATCTGGTTTGGGGGCTTGCGGCCGCCGACGCTGATGGTGTCGCCCGCCTCACGCCTGTCCTAGTTGACAAGCTCGTGCAGGACGGTGACAGCCAGTGGGCATATAACAATATTACGATTCCGATGGTCCGGGCCTGCCAGGAGATGACCCGGCGGGGCCTGCTTGTCGACGTCCCCTACTTCGACAAGCTCTGCAAGTGGCACGACGGCCTCGCCGAAGACCTGTCCGAGAAGGTCTACGAGGCGGCGGGCCAGGAGTTCAATATCAACTCCCCGCAACAGGTGCAGAAGGTCCTCTTCGAGGACATGGGCCTAACTTCTCTGAAGAAGACGGATGCGGCGGCCGACTGCCCTGACTGCCAGAAGAACGTCTACTGCAAGAAGCACAACTCGACGGATGAAGAATCTCTCCTTGCACTCAAGGAGCAGGCAGCAACGTCAAGCCCACCCCCTACCGTTATTCCGCTCCTCGACGCCATCCTCGAGTGGCGCTCCCTGCACAAGCGCCGCGGGACGTACCTCGCCGGCACGGGAGGAGCGTCACAAGGCTTCAAGGGTCACATCCGGCCTGACGACCGGATCCACTTCTCCTTCAACGTCCTGGGTGCCGCCACGCAGCGCCTCTCATCTCAGGACCCCAACGGACAGAACATCCCTAAGGACGTCAAGATCCCCGAACTGAAGACGAAGAACGCCTTCCGCCGTACGTTCATTGCTCCGGAGGGCCACGTCCTCATGGAGGCGGACTGGTGTCTCGCCCCAAAGACGCGGGTGCTCACAGAAGACTTGCGGTGGAAGCCTTGTAGAGAGGTGGTTGCAGGAGATCGCCTCATTGCGATCGATGAGGAAATCTCAAACACCGCCGGCCGTAAGTATCGGACGACAACCGTGCAGCACGCAGGACGGAGGAGGGCTGACTGCTATAGCATCCGAACCAATCTCGGCGAGGTTATTGCAAGCGCGGACCACCCCTGGCTCACGCGCATTCAGCATCCGCATGGAGTTTATAAGTGGACTGTGACTCGGAGCCTGTATCCGGGGATGAAGATTCGGAGGGGGCCCAGTGTATGGGAGGAGCCAACAGACGAGATAACCGCCCGCGAGCTTGGTTATCTTGGCGGAGTCTTTGATAGAGAAGGATCCCTTTATACAGCCGGTCGGGGAGCGATCCTCTCCTTCTCACAACGTCCTGGGAAGGTTCTTGATTACACCATTGGCCTCCTTGAAAAGTACGGCTTCTCCCCCCGCGACTATGGAGAAAAGGGCGGCAAAACTGCATTTTCAAAGACAAAGGATTGTCGCACCTACTACATCACCGACATGGCCAACATTATGCGATTTCTTGGAATGGCACGGCCCCTCCGGCTGCTAGAGAAAGCTATTCCCAGTCTTTGGGAGGGGCGACGTCCGGGAAACGGGCGCTATGGAAAAGGCCGCGAACTTTACGCGACAGTTGAGAGTGTTGAGTTTATCGGAGAACGGGAGGTCGTCTCTCTTCAGACTGACACGCACACCTTCATTGCTGAAGGAATGTTCACTCATAATTGTCAGCTCGAGCTGTGGGTCTTAGCCTACAAGCTGGCCGAAGAGTTCGGGGACCGGGCCCTCCTCGACATGCTAGAGAGCGGTGTGGACGTCCACACCGTTGTCTCCCGAGCTATCTGGCCAGACATCGGCGCCGACCTCGACGACTTCGAGTGGGAGAAAGAGCACGACGAGACCCGGACGAAGGGGAAGGTCTTCACCTTCGGCATCACATACGGCATGACCGTCATGGGGATTCAGGAGCGCCTCCGCTGCGGAGAAGCAGAGGCAGCCTCTCTTCTCTCCGCCTACTTCGGCATCGTCCCCGGACTGCCCGCCTACATCGAGTCCGTCCACAAGACCATCCGTGCGGGGGACATCCTAGAGAACGTGTGGGGGATGCGCCGGCGTTTCCCTGAGGCGGCGGTCATGCTCGCTGTTCCGAGCTCGAGAGTGAACTACGCCATCGAGGACCTCTACCGGATCGGCGTGAACTGGCCCATCCAGTCTGGCGGTGGGGGCCTGCACAATCAGGCTCACATCAAGTCCGAACAATCGGAGCAGCTCAACGAACGGGCGAAGATTGTCAACGCCGTCCACGACTCCTGCCTCTCCGAGACACCGGCGCCGGACCTTGCCACCTGCCTGGAGACAGCGTGGATGATCAAACAATTTTGGCAAGGAATCGCTATGAACACCGTGCGGCCGAACGGCGAGAAGCTCGGCTGGCAGGTGCCGGTGGAGGTGAAGTGGGGCCATGACTGGGGGGACCTGCACCACGTCCTCACAGCGAAGGGAGAATATCTGGATGAGCGTGAGAAGGAACGAGAACGCGCAGAAGATGCTCAAGCTGCGGAAGGAACGATGAATGGTGAAAGAACACTGTGATCGGAAGCGGTGCGGCCGTGGCTGTACCGAGGTGGAGTATTGGGCGGCTGTTGATGGTGCTGATACCCTCGTGCAGCATCTCGGTGCCAGCTGGACGGCCGAACTCACCGAAAACCTGGGCTGGTTCTACTCAGCGAGGTCGCCCTGCGGGCGCGTCTGGGTAAGTCCGAGTGGGGCTGGGTTCTCAGCGCTTCTTGGAAAGCCGCACTCACACGCTGGGCGCTGGCACGCACGGGGAAAGACACCGAAAGCGGCGGTTCGGGCTGTTGTGGAGAAGGGAAATGAGGCGCTGGCTGAGGTCACGACACTGCTGGAAGGGCTTTAGCGAGCGAAAAGACTTGACTGCGCTCTAACCAGCGGAGTACAATCGGTTATGGCCTATAAGAGGGAGAGACGATGACCTATATACAAGCTCCCTTTCCTGTCGATTACCCAGGAAGTATTTGCGTCCCAGCGCATCCGAACAACGTGATTGACCGTCCCAACGACGCCAAGGCGTTCTTCATCCACACTCCCGAGGAACCGGTCGACGACTTCGAGAGCACTCCTAACTACTTCGCACGGGACCTGACGCTGCTCAATCCTCCGCGGCGGGCTTCGACGACCTACTACCAGGACTCAGACGGCGACACGTACCAGATGGTGCCAGCAAACATCGGAGCGATCGCCAATGGCTTCAATCCTGGTGATCCTCCCAGATTTCCTTGGCCAGAGTGGGCAACCCGCGGCATCTCCCTCAACCTTCAGAGCGAGAGCGTCGAAGTGGAGGGCTACGCTAGAGCGATGCACCGGACCTGTCCAAGAGGCGGCCGTCAGTGGAACGGGCTCGTCAAACTGATTGAACGTCGCACCAGCGTCAAGAACATTCCCCTTAGCCGGATCTACATCGTACGGCACGATGAGGTCTCCTGGACACGTACCGACCCGGGAACGCTGAACGTCGACCTTCTCGTCGAAGACATCAAAGCACTCAGGGAGGCAAGCGACATGCCATCAGCAGATGAACTTACCAAGCTCTTCGGGGACTGGGAAGGGACGTGCCTCGAGGCGGCCGCCTACATGTCCCGCCGGGTGAAGATGCCCACCGGACTCATCAAGCGCCTCGAAGCCATTGTAAACCTCGCCAAGAGCGGATGACTAAGCGCATCGTAGAGGTGGAGTGGGAGGACTCGACGACGGTGAACGGCTGGCACCACGAGGAGGACATCCCCGGAGTGGACCCGATTGTGAGCGTCGGCCACCTTCACCACGAGGACGAGAGCGAACTTGTGCTGGTTCAGAGCATGAACCTGACAGTGGACGGGCCGCGGGTGAGAACGGCGAAGTTGTCTGAGTCGCTGATCATCCCGCGTTCGGCGATTCGTAAGGTCACGGAGCTAAGGCGTGGACGCGTCCGCTGATGACTAACGGCGGCCACTCCCTCGAGCGCCGCGATCCGAGCGGCCTAACCCTGCCTCAACGCCGGCTGCTTCAGGAGCTGGCTCTTACTCCCGCCATCGAAGTCGCCTGCGAACAGGCGGAGGTCAAGTTCTCTACGCTCAAGAACTGGCTTCAGCGGGACAAGGAGTTCCAGACCGCCTACGATAAACTGCTCAAAGGGGCGGTCGAGATAGCGAAGGAGCTCATCGAGAACTCTGCTGTCAGGGCCTCCGCCGTGTACGAAGATGCGCTCACGGCAATGAAGACCGCAATGGTCGACGCTCAGTGCCCTGGCTGCGGGGCGCACTTCGAGGTGGAGGCCAGCCAACCGGATCACAACACGAGGCTACGGGCCGCCAATGCCGTCTCAAAGATCGCCGGGCTCGTCATCGACCAGCATCGCATCGAGAAGATCACCTTCACTCCCAACCTCGAAGAGATGCTTGCCATCGCCCGGGCACGCCGGGGACAGCCCATCCCTCCCCCGATGAGAACCAAACTGCTAGCAGAAGGAGTTCGCCTTGAAGATGATACCGATCCCCGGAAGCTCTAAGCTCGCCGCGCTCGGCTACGACCGGGACCAGGAAGTGCTCGTCGCCCAGTTCCCGAACGGTGCGCTCTACCGCTACAACGGCGTGCCACAGGATTCGTTCGTCGCCGTCATCACCGACAAGGACAGCATCGGGAAGGCGTTTCACGCCCACATCGAGGGACGTGATTTTCCCTTCGAGAAGGTTGACGCCGAGGCCGTGCTTGGCATCTAAGAGGAGTAGACTTGAGTGCCCAAAAGAGACGTCGGAAACGCCAGGATGCGAAGCGCCGGCGACGCGAAACTACACAAGCGGCGCCGGACAGATCACCTGCGGTCGGCAATCAGGGGCTACCAGAAGCCCCCCTGGACCCCGGAGGGGCTGATGGACAAGATGGGGCGGCTGGCCGTCCGGCTGATCGCAGCGAACACGGTGCTCAAGGAGAAGACGGGGATCCGGGTGCTCGGCCCGTCGCTCGAGTCAGCGCTGAACCAACTGATCTACCGAGACATCAGCGTGCGGAAATCGATCGGCCCTACGCCTACTACGAAGCCCTCGACATCCCCTCAGCCGTCCGCTTCGTCGGCTGGGTCCGAGAACAAGCCGGAGAACCCTTAGGCTTCGCTGTCCATGAAGGCTTTTTCGGGGTGGCCAATCAAGATGCAGGCTGGCACTGTAGCGTCGGCGGCAACGCTCTCCTTGGAGCAATGTTCCGAGACAATCTCCCCAGCCCCCCTCCCGAGCTAATCGTTCAAGACATCTCACAGAACCCTGACATCAGGCGGGGAGTGCCACTTATCGGCGACATCTCCCTTCTGAGGAAGGCTACGGGCCGGATCTCGTCCACACCTCACTGGCCCTCACCGGCCGACGAAGCCTATGATGCCTTCGTCACACACGCCCATTGGGAGAAGACAGCTCCCGCCTTCTACTCACAGGTCGCCATCCCACGGGCCCGGCAGAAGATAACCGCCCAGCTCGACCACGACGGCACGCCCTGGCGCATCGTCTACAACAACCTCCTCCTGCGGATCATCGCCCACTACACCTGGGAGCCCGCACTCGTCGCCGCATTCAATGATGGCCGGGATCCGCTGCCTCATGTTGCCGAGATGCTGGAGCTGCCTGACGCTGAATCGGCCTACGCTGCGATTCTGTGGGCCTCTTTCGGGTGGGACAGTGCCTTCCTCGACTCACACTGCCCAAGGCTGTTCTCACGGCTCTCAGACGAATTGACGGGCATCAGGGAGAGGTGCGAGAAGCGGATTGCGACGATCGCCATGAAAGCCATCGAGCAGAAGGACGACTACATCCGCAACCGGGAGGCCCACACGCTGTACGGGCAGCGGATCCCGTGGAACCTGAGCATCGCGGAGATGATCGAGCGGCGCTACCTCATGACGGCCGAAGAACTGCTCGACGTCGTGTGCGTAGCCTTCGTGGGAGACGAGCCGTTGACCGTAGGGGCAGTGGATGGGGACATGGCCGAACGGAGCATCAGGATCCGCGGCAAGGCCCGAGGGCTGCGTGAGGAGTGGCAGCCGGTTCTCGAAGACGTCGCTGGCCTAGGTGGTGTGTTGTCGATCCCATTGGGGGCTATGACGATATGGGGGGAGTAAATCGGCATCCTAGCAGCGAAAGGTTCCATCAGCTCCTGACTGAGATCGGCGAGCTTCACGACCGGAAGCAGGCCGACTACGGGACGGAGGCGGACCCCTTCAACAACGTACGGCAGTCAGCGCAGGATTGGGGGGCTCCCGCCGTGGGTGGGAGCCATAATCCGGGGGACGGACAAGGTGAGGAGGCTTCAGACTCTGCACCGGAAGGGAAGCCTAGCCAATGAATCCGCCTACGACTCCCTCAAAGACCTCGCCGTGTGCGCGCTGATCGCTTACGTGCTGATGGAGGAGGGAGGTGATGCCTCGTGACTGGTTGCGACTGTGACAGATGCAACGTTGCCCGCCCACATCAAGTACTGTCGGCCTGTGTCGGCAGGCTCTAAACCTTCCTACCTAGCGCCCTCTGCCTAGCGGGCAACAACGATTCCTTCCAAGTACACGAGTGCCCGGCGGAGCAAGCCACCGCCAGCATCCGGTCCTCGTCCACCGTGGGGTACACGAAGTCCCCACCTACCCCCTCGATGTGAGCCAGCGCCTCCTGCGGCGTGTAGGAGTCGAGCACGAACATGTCCGCCTGGCAGCCCTCCTCGACGACGCACCGCATGCCCGCCGGCGGGCCGCTCCGGCCTAGAATCTTGGGGCCCTCGGGAGGAGGCTTCTCTACCTCAACCTTATCTACATAAAGCCAGCCTGAGTCCGGGTGAGCGTCGTCGTCGCGCGGATTGTGACCGGGAGACCATTTCCAGTTCCGCTTGATTTCTCGTCTTGGTTCCGTCATCCGCCTGCTACCTTCACGCCCAGTACGGCAGCGATCGCCGTCGCCGCGGCGCGGATTGCAACCACGGCCAAGCCGGATGGGTCGATATCCCCCAGGCTCTCAATGTCCGTGAGCGTGCCTGCTACCGCCAAGAGCACGGCCGTCCCAACACCGAAGATCAGTCCGACGACGTATCGCTTCCAGTCAGCTTTTACACGTTCCATTGCTCCTAACCTCCACTCTCAAAGAGCCTGTTGACGAGGACGATGAGGAAGGGCATCAACGCCATCAATGCAAGGCCGCCACCGAGAATCTGAAGGCGCCACGATTCCAAACGCCCGATCCGACCGTTCTGTATCTCCACTTTTTCAATGAGGTTCCCGAGCCGATCGGCTGTGAGGATAAGAATCTCCCGGTCGCTTAGGTGGTCCATTCCTTGCTCTCGCCCTTCAGCGGTCATAGATCCTACGTCCTCCTTATCCTAGCCCGGCCATCGTAGCACCATTTTCAAGCAGCGTCATCAGATGATCACCGCATAGCTGTGGGCGAAGCCAACAGGCTCCTCCGCCGCCGCGATCTCAGTGTCGTTGACCTCGTTGACGTAGATGTCAACCTCATCGTCATCGTAGAAAGAGGGCTGATAGCGTCCGCCAGCATCACCGACCGTGCGGCCAGCATGGCAAGTGCGGAAGTCGTCAGGGCCACCTTCGCTGTACGCCTGCTCACCGCCCCAGGAGCCCATGCCGTCGTTGGAAATGTGGTAGACGACATCGACGGTCTCCGTCCACACACCGCCCTTGAGGTACGCAATACGCACCTGGTCAGTCTGCTGGTTAATCCACACCGAAGCCCGAGCGGATTCAACCTGGTCGGTAAAGATGTTTGTCTTCGCTGTGACAGTACAATTTGCTGCGTCGGGATCATCAACCGTCAAATCCCAGGTTCTCAGGTCATCGGTAGTATGGTCTGAACGCGAGTGCGCCGCCATGAGGATATGGCTGTCCGAGTGGCGTACCGACCCGTCCATATCCATGTTGCGGACCTCGTCCACCATCGACCCAGAAATACTTTTCTCCGTCCAGGTATCGCCACTATCATCATAGACCTTGAGCGAGATTTCGTCCGCACTCCGATCCCAGAACAGGGCGCAGGCATCATCGTCATCCGCCGTTGCAGCCGGGAACAGAAGGCAGTAATCCTCCGCCGTTGCGACCTCATATACGTCCGCTATGTCAGTCCCAGGCGTGGCAAAGTTGTCAGCCGACTTGTAGCACTCAATCTCTGTTTGGGTAGAGAAAGCCACGATGATATTGCCGCTCACCGTCTGCGTGATGGTGATGCGGTTCAGATTAGGGGCGAAGCCCGATGTTATCGAACCATCGACGGTGCGTTGCGTTCCCAGGGTCCCATCCGCCACATCAAGGGTGCGGTAGTAGACATCATCCACCGTGTCCTCTAGCCACGCTATATGGACTAGCGTGCCCGCGTTTCCTGGAGTCTCTTTGTCATACCAGCAAGCTAATGACCTAGTTGAACCAGCTTTGATCTCCGTTATGGCCCAACTTGCGCCCTTGTCGTCTGTTCGTGCAAAGGTGGTGTCTATGCCAGTATCAACAAAGACAATAACTGCCGTGCTCTCATCAGACCAGTATGGCCCGAATACGCCAATCTCATCATCTAGACTGTAGACACCAGCTTTGACTAGCGTATCAGCCATTACTTCTCTCTGTTCTTACCCACCCATGCCTGAATTGAAAGCTGTGGGCGCACGCCATCATCAGCCCGCGTGTTCGTGATGAGCTTCTGGAATGACACTTGCAGCGCCGAGAGGCTGGCCGCATCGGAAAGCTCCACCAAGATGGCGTCCTTAGTCAGCTCGCGTGTGTCCGTCTTGAAGCCGCTCACGGTGTCCCGCACGTACTGCGCCCTGGCCGCCATGCCCACCACCTGCGAAGAATCTCGCGTAGCGGCCTCCGCGTTGACGTGGAGGAGGATGTGTGAGACGAGGTCTGCAACCTTCACTTCGTCTTCCCTCGTGACAGCTTAGCCAGCTTGCGGCGCATCTTCCGGTTCAGCCGAGGCGCGTTTGGCGAGTAGTCTAGCCGGTGCTCAGGCACGCCCAGCTTCGCGGCCAGTTCCGCGCGGGTCAGCGTGTCGCTCATGGCGCTACTCTTTTCCCTCGTAGTATTCCATGTTCCTCTTCAGCCGCTCGTCATTCGGATGGGCCGAGAGCGCCTTTGCCCCGTACAGCCGCGCCTCCTCGGAACGCCCCAGCTTGTGCAAGCAGACAGCCAGGAGGTCGTACCGGCGCCAATCGTAGATGTCCAGGTCATCGAAGAAGCCTTTCGGGCCCGGCACTGTGGACGCCATGAACCACGTCGCCCCCTCTTCGTATCGCTGTTGCTCGTAGCGCAGCTTGCCCAGATAGTAGTAGCCCTCCGCCACCGTTGGGCACACCTCGATGGCCTTGAGGTACGCCTGCGCCGCCGCCTCTGCGTCCCCAAGCGCCTGCTGGCAGAGCCCGGCAATGAGGCACCCCCGCGCCCTCTGCACCGGCCAGGAGACGGGCGCCTGAAGCATGAGCCCCACCAGGCCGATTGCCTCGTGGTAGTGCCCCTTGTTGTGGTGCTCACGGGCCAGGTAGAAGAGGCTACGTTCCTCCGGTGCGCCCTCGATACTGAGGTTGCTTCGTAGCGCCACGAAGATGTCTGTGTGGTTGGGCCGGTCGCCGCTGGGCCTATTCAGGTGCTCAACCAGGATCTGCGGGGCCGCCGTCCTGACCGGGCCATTCAGCCAATTGTGAGCAGCGCCTTCCCAGCGCCACGTCCCGTTGTGCTTGTGAAGCATCTCTTGGCGAAGGAACTCCTTGAGGGGCGTGCCGGTTGCGTCGCGCTGAAAGATCAACTTGGGAGAGAGGCCGTCCTGCTTGCCCTCTTCTACGATGCCGCGAATAGCCTCCTTGCCTTCCAGTAGAATCTCGTCGGCGTCCTGCCAGTAGACGTACTGGCCTGAGCATAGACTCTCGGCGTAATTGCGGGCCGCCGCAAAGTCATCGACCCACGGGAAATGGCCAATCTTGGCACCGAAGGACTCGGCGATCTCGATGGTCTTGTCCGTCGAGCCTGTGTCCACAACGACCAACTCATCCCCGACGCCTCGTAGCGATTCGAGACACTGGCCCAGCAGCTCCTCTTCGTTCTTGGTGATGAGCACGACGGTGAGCTTGGGCCGGCCCGCTGGGTGCGCCGAGGCGATCACGTACCTGTCCGAGTAGGCGTGGCCGCACACCTCGCCGAAGGGTTGCAGCTTCTCGGTCATGCCGTTGAGGTGGAAGGTTCGGACATGCGCGGTGTCGGGCACGGCGTCGCCGTTGGGCGTAGTGACGATCAGGCGGCCGTCCGGCGCCAGGGCACGCTTCACCTTCTTGAGCAGCCTGGCCTCCGCGTCATCGTCCAGGTGTTCGAGCAGCTCGCCGAGAACGATGGTATCCCACGGACCCTTTGGGGTAGGCAGCCCTTCGCCCAGGAAGTCGCGGACGATGAACTGGGACGAGAAGCTAGGCGCACGCTCCTGGGCACGGCGGCAGGCTTCCCGCGAGAAGTCCACGCCCACATAGAAGGCTCGCCGCCCGTCGCCCAGCGCCGCTGCCAAGGCCCCATCACCGCAACCGACATCGAGCACCCGACCCCGGCAGAGCTCGGCAACGAACTGGACGCGCTTCTCATCCACCGCGTACTCGCCCCGGTACACCTTGTCGTAATAGGCGGCGGTTTTCATCATGTGGGGTCAGCCTCTAGAGTCACGGTGCATTGGGTGATCGTTGTGACCTCATCGATGTTAACCCGCATGACATCGCGGGCTGCCATCGTCGTTGTCCAGCCTGTGAGGGTCTGATCTTCGTCCTTGACACCACCGGCGATTTCCAGTTCATGGCCAGTACAGATTGAGTCAGCGTTGACAGGTGGATGGTTGGCATAGCTATCAACGAAGATGTCCACCTTGATGCTACCACTTACGTCGGCCAGGAGCCGTCCGCGCTTCAAGGTGAGCGCCACGTTTGGCATGTCGATTGCTGGCCGGGGGCCGGTTTCGAGCACACTGCCGCCACCGTCCATGACGATGAGGATCTTGCGCGTGCTAGCGCCCGTAGGTCCCGTCGAGCCTGTTGGCCCAGTGGGCCCGGTGGGCCCCGTTCCGGCAGTCCCGGAGGTTCCTTGCGCTCCAGTGGGCCCGGTCGGACCTGTTGGTCCTGTCGGTCCCGTCCCGCCCGTAGCACCGGCAGTCCCGACGGTGCCTTGAGAGCCTGTCGGGCCAGTGGGCCCGGTGGGGCCGGTCGCTCCCGCTGTACCGACAGTTCCTTGACTTCCGGTAGGGCCAGTGGGTCCCGTTGGGCCAGTTGCACCAGCCGTTCCTACTGTGCCTTGAGAACCTGTCGGGCCGGTAGGTCCAGTTGGTCCCGTACTACCCGTGGCCCCGGCTGTTCCTACCGTACCCTGTGATCCCGTCGGCCCCGTTGGTCCTGTCGGCCCGGTGGGCCCCGTTCCTGCCGTTCCCGCGGTTCCCTGGCTGCCTGTCGGGCCGGTAGGGCCAGTGGGTCCCGTTGGGCCCGTACCAGCCGTTCCGGCTGTCCCCTGTGATCCTGTCGGACCAGTTGGTCCGGTTGGTCCGGTTGGTCCGGTTGGGCCTGTTGGACCCGTAGCCCCTGTTCCCGCCGTCCCTTGAGCACCAGTCGGGCCTGTCGGCCCCGTAGCTCCTGTAGGGCCTGTTCCGGCAGTGCCGGAGGTTCCAGCAGTCCCCTGCGGCCCAGTGGGCCCGGTTGGCCCAGTAGGGCCGGTTCCGGCTGTCCCCGCCGTTCCCGCTGTCCCTTGTGATCCGGTTGGACCTGTGGGGCCGGTCGGGCCCGTACCAGTCGTAGCAGCATAGAAGTCCCAACCACTCATTACGTCACCTCATCCCCATCGACAGTCACGGTCACTGCCGTAGCTGTGTCCGACTGGCCCACCAACGTAGCCCCGGCCTCCATGAACATCGTGCCCGTCCATTCCCAAAACGCCCCCTTTGGCAACCCCGCCCCCGGTGGCGTGATAAGATTGACATCAGCCACGCCGTCGCGCCACAACCTGAACGTCACCCTCCCACCAGTCGAGTTCACCACCGTCATGTGCTTCACGATGGCCTCGGTGCCACCAGGCACGGTGTAGATCGTCGTCGTCGCTGGATCAGCCGCGAGTTCTACCTGGGCGAGTTTCTTGTAGGTGTTCGTCATGACATTGCTATTATAAAGCTCGTGATGGCTGGCGCATCTCCGTCCTTAATGAGCAGGCCGTCTACCGTCACGCCTACGTCGGCCGTGAGGTCGTTGATGATGTCGATCATCAGGTAGTCTTCGCGCATCCGTGCCATGAGGACTTCCGAAGCGCCGCCCAACGGGGTGATGAGGAAATCTAGGTCGGTGCCGGCAACATTGGGGCCGGCGGAGAAGTTCTCTCGGGCTATGCCGCGGATCACCGCCCCATCAACAAAGCCGGAGCCAGTGTGCCCCTTAAAGTGGAACTCTCCTCCGACCAGGTCACCCGACTGGAGGGCTGCTGGAGTATCAATATCGCCGCGTGCTGTGTTCAGGTTAAAGGCTAGTCCAGGAATTGCTCTGTAATGACGGAGTTGGTACTGGAGAGCCGCTCCATCGGATTCCTGAGTGAACCCCGTCGTGGAAAACTGAACGTAGTCGTCCTCACCTGCCCAAGTGATCTTCAGCAGGCCGCTATCGGCTAGAACTAGGGGATTGCCAGCGTCACCTATTGAGTGGTGATCGGGGTCCGCAAGCCCCACTAGGTTGCCGTGGTCAGTGACGCCCGCCACGTCTCCAGGTACTGCTGTGAACGCACTGAGCACCTGCGAGACGGTTCCAGTCCCCTCCTTGAAGATGAACCGACCGATGAAGATGCCATGAGCTGTGATGCGGCCGGGCACACTAGTAGGGAGGGTCTCGTTCTCAGCCTGAGCCTCGGTGGCGTAGTGGTTGGAGCCGTAGACCATCACCAGGTCGCCATCCAGTTCCATATACCACCAGAGGTTCAGCCACTTGTTATTGCCAGCAGTTTGCAGGCTGCCCACACCGCCTGAGCCGTTGTCATAGAGCGTGTCCGGCCAGGCCCCAATGCCTGCGTTTTCCTTGCCCTGAGAGGAGTATTCATCGAAGGTGCCGGCGCCGGCGGTGTCCACCTCGGAAATGGCAAACCTGTCCAGCGCCGTCCAGAGGCCGCCGGCAGTCACCTTGATATCGTTGCTGCCCTCGTCGGACAGGATGAGGCCCCCGCCCATGTTGTCGCGGGCGATGTGCATCGTCTCGTGGAACCGCTCGATGATCGTGTGGGAGGTGTCCCCAGCGTGATGCTCATGCTGGGCGATGTGTATGTCACCGCCGTCAGCCACCGACTCCCTGACTACGACGGCCAGCTCGAAGTCGGTGAAGTGGTCGAGGTCGTCGCTATCCCGAACGACAGCCTGCGGATCGTTGGGATCGTTTAGTTCCACACCAATCCACTTGGTAGTACCAGCGTCGATGGGCTGGTCCGCAAGCTCCGGCCACTCGATGAACTTAAGCGTGGCGGTGGCAGAGGCGGATGCACGAAGCACACCCTGGCCGGCCGCAATGGTAACGGTGCCGTCCTCATTATCTGTAACCTGCCCACCGGAGAACCAGCCCGCCGAGCCAAACAGGGTGTTCGCGTCCTCCACGTCGTCGTAGGTCGGAGAGCCAATGTGCGGAAGCTCGACGGTGCTGGCGTTTATCGGGACGACAGGCGTCATCGTTGGCCCGCTGTATTCGATCGCCCACTCAGGCGCATGGATATCGCTCACGTAGACGTTCGTCAGATCCAAGTCAACTGTGATGAAGGTGCCCGTAGGCGAGACGGTAGAGTACCCGAAGATCCCGTGGATGTAGATGTTGTCGTGGGGGGCTTGCGCCGTGCCTCCTCCTAAGTTGAGGAAGGCGCTGTCTACATGTGTGGTCCTAAGAACAATGTTCCTAAACGACCAGTCGTTACCTGTATCCGAAGCAGCGGGAGAGGTGAAGAGCGCCTCGTCTCCGCCGAAGTTGATCAGCAGATCGCTCCAATGGAACTCGTCTGGGCCATCCGCCGGAGTCGTTATCCCATTGTCAACCGTATAAAAGCCTCCCTGTACCCGCGCACTCTCAGTAGGAGTAGCGTTAACAGAGTCCCCATCCCACCAAGCAGTCATGGTGAGCTTGTTGTCAAAGGCTTCTAGGGAATCAATTGCGAGGGTTACGAGATTTCCTCCCACCTGATAGAAGCCCGCCAGACCACCGGTGCAGTGCCGCACCCTAAGCTTGATCCTGCCCATCCCATCGCTTCCATCTTGGCGCACCAGATAGGCACGCCCCGGTACTGCGGGAAAGTCGCAGCTCTCGAAGGCCAGAATTCGTACCTCGTTGCCTCCGGTGTTGATGTCCAGCACAGCCTTACCGCTTGCGGGAGCAAGGCCAATGTTGCGGAAGACGAGTCGGCCCGCATCACCGCCACCAGCAGAATCCTGATCGAAGATGTCGTTGTTGCTCGTCGCAGTGATGACGACTGCGTAGCGGTCGGCAGCGGTGATGATGATCGATGCGCCTGTGCCCAGGCCACCAATGTCTATCTCCCCCTCAGTAATACTGCTAACCACCAGGATGGTCTTCTCACCGTTAGTGCTCGCAGACGTGATTGCGGCGGCTGTGGCGCCCGCCAGCGTGCTGTAGACGTTGAAGGTGAACCCATGGGGGGTTTTGACGGATTGGCCCTCAGATCCTTCTCCTGACGCCACTATGGCGGCCCAGGCAGGGTCGACTAGGTAGTTGAACCAGAACGGGCCCCAACTCTGATCGATCGGGATGACTATCTGATAGAGCGGCGGGGTGTTGGCCGTGCGCGCATGGAAGGTCGCTGCGACCGTTAGGGAGAAGGACGCGATCCCCTGGTCGTTGGTCCGCGCCGTCGAGATGAAGGATCCATCTGAAGCAGCACGCGCCTCAACAACGATGCCCTTCAACGGCTGCGAAGTGTGAGGATCGAGGATGCAGACTTTCCGGTCAGCCACTAGCTCAGCGCCCTTCCTTGGAGTTGCCGGCCTTCCCAGGCCAGACGCAGCACGAGATCCCTTCGCGTCAATAAATCATCCTCGAATAGGTCGATGACTTCGATTCCTCTGCTCTCCAGGAGGGTCCGCGCTACGAGGTCACGGCCGCGGTCAGCGGCTTGGAGGAGGTGATACCGCTCTCCCTGCACTCGCCAGCCCAGATTCTTGGACGGGAAGAGGAAGTCCAGGACGAATCCTCCGAACTCCGTGCGGCCGCCGAGCAGAGGGTGCTGAAAGACGAAGTCGACTCCCTCTTTCTGCTTCTTCTCGAAGACGAGGAACTCGTAGCAGATGTACTCGGGCAAACTGCCGTTGGTCCGAAGATGCCAAGCCTCGAACCTACGAAGGAAGTCCTCATCCTCATTGGCCGGGATCTCAATGCTCGGAGGCGCAAGCGGGCGGATCTCCAGATCGGTACCCGGGACCCGAAAGCGGCGGTCGGGGAACGCAGTCGGAGGAAGCTCAGGGACCAGAGGCTTCTGAGGAAGGGTTCTTCGTGCGACTCGTTGTGGCATCTCTAAGCTCTCACTGGCTCGAGGAATGTGATGGGGATCGTGTCGCGTGCCGTCGCCGCATCGCGGTAGTCATCTGCAACCACAGTGTAGTCCGCAATCTGCACCATGATGCCCGACTCCTTTTGGGGGATGACGAGCTTGACGAGGGTCTGCATGTCCCGAATAGACTTGAGCCAGTCGTAGACCTTCTGGTGCGTAGCCACACCCGCCCAACCTCCCGTAGCACTCTTCTCCACCAGTGCATTGACGTCGATCTCTCCCACCCACGTCTGCCGCAGCGGCGCCTTCTTCGCATAGACCAGCGTCGCCGCACGCATCTCGGGCGTCCGGTTGAGAGAGTAGACCTTCTTGTCGTCGTCGTGTGCCGCTGCCGCCGTTCCTCGCGCTCCCCGGGTCGCCCCCGTAACCGTTTCCGCGCTAGGGTCGGTCGTCTTCCCGGTGTACTCGATGACCTCATCCTCAATCTGGAGAACACCTACAGATGGCATATCGTCAGTCTCATCGACAGTGATGGTCTGGACAGAATCATTGATCCCCCCGTCCAAGAGAACATCGTGGATCCGCGTGACGTTGAACTTAAACTGCACCGTCCGGAACTCGATGCCGTTGTTGTCGCCGGCCGTATCGAACTGCATTGTGGTTGAGCCCCGAGCCGAAGCAGTCCCCAGCTCCGTCCAGCCCGCCGTCTCATCATCGTCCAAGCGGTAGGAGACGATGACCCGGGAGCCCGCCAGGGCCTCCTGCATGTCAATCTTGAGGTGGTGCAGCACACCGCTGATGTCTCGGAAGCCACCGTCCATCCATCCGGTGATGAACTCGTGATCGTCGTTGGAGCCTTCGACGGTGTCCTCGTTGCCGGCGAACTCGTCGATGCCGTCGATCGGGATGTGTCCGATCGCCGGGAGCATGTGGGAGTGGAGTTGGATTTGCAGTGTGGACGTCCTGACGATGGTGACGGCCTGCCCGGCGCCTTCGGCAGCCAGAGTGCCCGTCGCTAGAGTAATCGTCCCTGCGACGACACTGACGATAGTGTAGGGGCTTCCACCGTCGTTGCTTGTGCTGCCGAAGACCTCGATGGTGTCCCCTGCTTCAAAGATGTCCAAGCCGCCGGCGGTTCGCGTGATCGTATCGGCCCCTCCAGCCCCATCGACGAAGGCGATGTCCGTCGCAGGGCCCACCAGCGCAGGCTTAGCGTGGCAGAGCACGTCCAGCGCGCGGCTGATCGGCGTCTGCGCGGAGACGGCCACTGCGACGTCGGCAGGGAAGCGGTCGATAAACGCCGCGATCGGGTTGGCCGTATGGGTGGCTGTCGTGTCCGTGACTTCGACCGGCTTGGAGAAGAGGGACCAGCCCGTCCCGTTGTAGACGAGAACCATAAAGCCTAGCGTCCCTGAGTTGGCGTACTCCGCGATGGCGTACAGGAAGCGGCCACCGTCAACGAGCCCTGTGATCCGATAGCGGCCGTCACGGAAGCTATCGGGGACCCCGTCCTTGTCAAAGATACCGATCTTTCTCACCGTCTCACCGCCGGACGCCGAGTAGAGCCACACGTCCGTCCCATCGGTCACCGCCACAAACCCATTCCAGATGACGCCGTTCAGGAGGTAGTGGAAGTTGCCGATTGGGATATGGAACGCCATCTTCTGGGCAATGTCCAGGCCATAGAGCCCGCCATCGCCATAGTCGATGAAATACAGCGCTGGGACATTGCTCGACCAGTAGGCCGCTGCCTGCCCGATGAACCGGCAGACACTGTTGGGAATCCACAGCGGATCCTGGGGAGTCGACGCATCGATCGTCCAGTCGGTCAGATCACCATTATCCCCTGGCTCCACCTTCAACGGATCGGTGGAAAACATGAACCGGAAGGTCGTTTCCTGGGCAACGATGGCACGGCCGCCGAGAGCGCTCACAGTAGCCGGAATGGCGTCCCAAAGGAACCGCACTCCCTGGTTCCAATCCGGCGTAGCTGCACCTGGCCCATTGGCTCCTGCTGGCGCCCCTGTAAAGAAGTATCTCGACGTCGCTCCCGCCGCACCGGCATCAATTGTGATGACGTAGAGCCGCCGGACACGGTCGGAGGGGCTGCGGTAGAGGAACATCCTCGTCATCTTCGTCGGCGGGGTGATGCTACTCGCCATGTTGATCTCTTTGCCCGCCGCACCGGAGGCCACCCACTTCGCCACGAGGGCCAGCGACGTCCGCGCCTCGTTCATCCGGTAGACCGAATCCCCGGCGCCGAGGTAGAGATAAGAACTTATCCCCGCTGCGTTTGAGTCGGCCGGAATGCCAACCGCCGCACCATCCAAGACTTCGGCAGAGAACTGCATCTTCGTCGGATCAGTGTCCGCGGCGACGCGATAGCGCTTAGGTGGGAGCGTGATGTGCCGGGAGCGCCTGAGGTCGACGCCACCAGGGTTATCCCAGTGGGTCCCTAGTGCCTCCCGGATGTCTAGGTTGTGGTGCCCGAATCCCGCCGAGAAGTCGTCTATGACGATGTAGAAGGCGTGTTGGCGGTCGTCGTAGTTGGCTCGCCCGATGCGTAGACCTGACAGCAGCTCCGAGACAGGCTTACCGGCAATTGGGCCTTTGAGGAGGAGCGTGGTGCCGTTGAGCGTAATGGAGTCGGCAGCATCAGCCACGCATCATCTCCCAGCCACCAATTTCGAGTTAGGCTTCACACGAAATTCTTGGGGGTGACGTGCAAGAAGCCCTTCCGAAAAGGCTAGGCTCTTCTGCGCCAACGCTAGGCGGGAACGATCGATGTCCAGCGATGGGTTCCCCGCCGACATGTAGCTCAGGGCGTAGTGGGTCGCCATCTCCGCAAGATACGCCTCCATCCCCGGATCCACCGTCTCCGTGAGCGCCGTGTAGAGCGCCGGCCGCTTCTGTCCAATCACCTTCATCAAGGTTCCCGACTGGGGCAAGGCCCAGCGGGTGTTGATGTAGAACGTCGGCGAGCCGCCGTCGATTCGGATCTCCCAGAAGGGGTGAGGGATGTGTTGGTCCCACATCGAGGGGGTGAACGTATCATTCTCCACGCGGAGACTGTTCACGTAGGCGAAGGTCGCGGGAACGGCGTACTGCCAGGTGTTGTCCGCAAACTCAGTCGCCTCGTCATCCTCGAGGTGGATCAGCCAGCCTGAGCCACGAGCGACCTCCGCTGCCCGGTTGATAAAACCCTGCATCTGGCCGATCGAGATCTCAATGTGCTCGGACGGCCTGATCGTCTCGAAGATTCGATCAACGAGCGTCTGTACGGTGCTCATCTTCCAGGCACGTAGCGCGCAAGCGGGAGAATCTTGAATTGCTCAGGCCGGCGCCCAAGCAACTCCTCCGAGTCGCGCTTCTTGATCTCGCTGAACGTCTGCCGATAGCGGTCGAGCTCGGACGTCCCGGCGGCCATGTACCCGAGCGCATGCGCCGCGGCACGCTCCCTGAGAAACGACTCGAGGCCGGGATCGATGGTGTTACCCAACGCATAGGAAGTATTCGGTCGCTTCCAGCCCGTCACCTTCATCTCACCTGCCGTGTAGACGTTCTGCCACGACGGATCGAAGGCGAACACAGGGACGGTGCCGTTAAGCCGCAGACGCCAGTAATGGCGGGCAATGATCGTGTCGGCGTCGGCTCCGAGCCTTAGCTCCCGGATAGCAGCGAAACCCGCCGGGACGTTGTACTCGTGGTCATCGTTAGCCAGCGTAACCGACTCGTCATCCTCAATCGGGATCCACCAGCCGGAGTTGCTGGCTTCCTGCGCCGCATCGTTGATGAGGATGAGCAGGTTGGCTTCAGAGATCTCGTCCGCGCCTGTATCCCTGACGTGCAACTGGATGGAATCGACCAGATTCTGTGCTGTAGCCAGGGTACAACTCCGTCAGCTAGTTCCGTTCGTTCGCTTCCTGCACCTGCCTTCGGGCGGCTCCAATGGGGCTGTCGCCTGTAAGCCCGCCCTCTGGGTCCTCACCCTTGAGAGCCGCTTCGATGTTCAGACTCGGAAGGGCAACCGGGTCGTTCGTCGCAGTCGGCTGCTGGATCTTCTCCAGGTCGAACCGCAAGGCGGACTTGGGATCGGCCACGTCGTAGATTTGCTGGTGATTCTCGCAGAACGCGATGACCTCCAGGTCCCGGGTCTCCTCGCTCACGCCCCCAATGAACTTGATGAACTTGTCCCCATCGCGGGCGAATGCCTTCAGCCCACTAGGAGAGTTGGGATCCACCACCCGCATGACCGTGCCGGCCCGTACGAGAAACTTCCCGTTGGGCTGCTTGGCGCAGGCGAACCGCCGCACGGTCGGCGAGAGCTCCTCCTCGACGGCTGGCGCCTCCACCGTACCGGCAGACGTGATGGTCCGCGGCGGGGCGTCGAGCCCCAGAGCTACGCCTGACGCAGGCTTTTCGGCGGGAGGGGCTTCTGCTACCGCAACGGCGGCTTGCGGCGGCTGAGCAGGCTCTGCGGCCGGCTGTGGGGCATCCGGTGCGGGGGCCCCCTCAGCATTCTGCTCGGCTTTCGCCCGCAAGCCTGCCTCTAGCCCATCGGCCGCGGCTTGCTGTGCGGTGCCACCTGCTAGGGCGGCGTTGCGCTCCTCGTCGCTGTTGATGATGGACGGATCCGGTGGTCCTTGGCCCATATGGCCCTCCTTTAGTCGTCCCCCTTGGGGTTGGTGTTGGCGTTGACCGAGTGGTACTTCGGGTCGGCGGCCTTCTCGGCAGCGGTCGCCCGCTTCGCCGTCTTCGGGGCAGCCTTCGTTTCTTCAGCCATCAGGTTTCCTTTCTGCTAGTGGAGTGCCTTCAGGAGCAGGAAGAACTTGCGA